AACTTCACCACCAGCTGCGGCGTAGGTATATAATACTTGCTGAAGCATAACATCGTTAGTAATCTTATACTCGATCAATTACAAGATATGGAACATCTGCACGAGCTAGTTTTAGGTGATAGTGTCCAAGAATAATCCATGACTACATTAACATTTTGCCCCTGTTCTGTCTTTGGGGCAACAGCAACAGCTGCACCAGCATATGGTGAAGAATTTTCAGGGATGTCAAGAATTTTTGGGTCTTTAGTTAAGTTGAATAATGGCATAATATTTTATTTCCTTTAACCAGTAGCTACTGATGGGTTCTGGTGTCGCATATTTGCAACACCATCTGAGGTGTTTGCAAATATATTTGTGTTAGTAGATGTGTTGTTTTGAGACACGGCAGTAGTTCCACCACCCTGAGTAGTCTCATTCATTTTCTTAAGTTCGTCAGTTTGTTTCATGATTGCACGGATAGCATCATTAATCTCATCTTTTGAGTAGCCTTGTTCAGATAATTTACTACGAATTTTAACCTTTTGTTGATTAGCAGTCATACCCTGTTGTCTCCTACCGACCTGCTTAACAGCCTCAGCATTCACGATCTTATCCGCACCTTCCATTAAGGCGGCATCTCGACTAGCATCATCCTTATATTCCTCAAGCCCCAAGAAGTCTAAACCAGCGTTAACCCACTTTTTAGGTAACTTATCATACAAGAAACTTGTAGATGTCTTAATTATATCACCAACAATAGAGGTTAATCGATCCTTAACAAATTGAGTAAAGTTTTTAATTCCTTCCTTGATATTACCCGTTCCAGACCCCTCGACAGTCTTACCCTCTTCATCACGTTCACCAAACAATAAGTCGTAAACATCAGATACGAATGGGATAGTAGTCTGAGCACTAAGCATACTCAAAAGGAATCCCTCGAAGTCACCTGTCAATAATGATCCAATACCTTCCCCGATATATCCAAGTGTATTAATGATTGGGATTTTCTTCCAATTTTCACTGAACCACTTAGGAACAACCTCCATTAATCCTTCCATACCACTTCCACCAGTTTTAGCGTTAGTGATGTCCATGGATGCGTTTAGTAAATCAAGTCCGATAGATACAGCAGTTCCAACACCAGGGAACATAGTCGCCACACCTGATGCTAAATCCACCATACCCTGCATAATCTGACCATTTTTCATACGAGTAATCGCACTACTGATCGAGATTAATGTTCCAATAATTGGAACTCTCTTTAAAAATGGTTTACCTAATTTACCTAACGCACCTAACGCGCTTTTTAGAAAACCAGTCTTCGGTAATTTAGCAATTGACTTATATAATGAACCTTCTCCTAAAAATATTTTTAACAACGTTAGCAATCGTTACGTTGAGGTTTTTCAATAATTTACTGTCAAATAATTTTGAGATAACCTTTGAGATAAAGTTATCCAACTTCAATGCCTTACCGATACCACGTGCAACAATCTTATTAATACCTTGCAATGGTCCACCGTCAAGCATGGATGATATAGCAGTGATAAAACCAGTTCCTAATAATCCGAAAGACACTAACTGGCTTATAACGCCACTAGATTTTAGATTCACCCGCAATAGCGGTAGATTCAGTTTCCTCACCTTTTTTAAGTAATTTTAGAGCACTTTCCGATATATCTACAATATTAACATGTTCGATTGTCTTTTCAGCAGATCGACTTCCTCGTGCTTTATCATCTCCATCACTCGACACACCCTTACCCATAGTGTCACGAATATCCTTCATGACGCTAAGTAATTCTGTGTAAAATGCACCAAATTCAGACCCCTCACCTGTTTTAGATGCGGGGGGTGTAGAACGTATGATATTACTTTCCTGTGTTTGTTCTTCTGCCATATGAATTATTTATAGCAGAAAATACTTTAGGTAAACAATTCTGTAGATACTTCTATAGTGAGGTCGTCATTAAGCTTATACATACCTTGATGATCCTCTTTAACGCTAGTAATATGGTCTTGGATATCTTTATTAACCTTCTTGGTTAAGATATCAATGATCGAAATTTTTTCAATGATCGAACTATTTCTGAAATCAAAGCTAGTTCCTGATCCTTCAATCGTTATGGATGAAATAAATTTAATTAACTCTAAAACATACATATCAGACAAAATAGAGCCGACTTGATCCTTATTTTCAGGAACCATATTGTGTTTGGTTTTCTTCTCAAACTCAGTGATAAGTTTAACCTCATCCGAATATAGTGGAGTTGTTAGATCGATTATTACACCATCCTTCTTAATCTGTTTCGGTGTAAAATCTTCCTTAATTCCCTTAATATATTCGATAACCTCTGACATATCCGCATCTTTGTATGTCTCATCGATGAAGTTGTATCGCATCTGAATCAAGATAGCATCCTTATCGAAGGACGTAATTGATTGGGAAATGTCTTCATGTGCCAACTCTTTAATAATCTCCAATATTTTCTGATTAAATGTCGAATTGATGATTGGATTGTCAATAGTTGACTCGATGATATAACGTTGGTGCTTAGTCGTTAGTGGGTTAAACTTAACGGATTTCTCCATCGATGGGATAAAAATATCCTTGGATAAGTTTTTCTCATTGTATTGCTTCAATGATGAAATAAAGTCTTTAGTATTCTGATTCATACTCATATTTATACAAATTAATTAGAAAGTCAATTAACTCTTGGGGATAGGTAATCCACTATCTTGTGTAGGTTTATTTTGAGATTCCAATTCCTCTTGCTCTTTATTGAACATTTTAATATATAACATGTATTCGTTATATGTCATAGAATTATGCTCCGTTAGGGAAATATTCATCTTTGTTTTCATGTCAAAGATATTTTTATACAAAGAGGTTAAGTCATCCCGAAATATGATTCGTATGATCCCCATGATGTTTTCAAACTCAATATCAAACTTAATAACATATGTAGTGTCAGTATCATCTGTTACTCTAAAAAGCTCTAAATTACTATAATTCTCACCAACTTTGTTGATATGTTTATCTACGCTAGTCTTAATCTTAATCGGAAGATTTTCGTAAATGTCGTAACAATAGTCCAACTTGTCGCCATTACTTAAGATAAAGTAGTCAATGCTGTTTTCAGGGTCAACGGGGTTAATATACACCTGTTGGATCATGAAATCGTCAATATCTACTACCGAATCTTTTTGTAAATTGGTGTATGTAGAGTAGACTTTGTTTGCCATGCTTGACACATTGAGAGATAACTTGTGTTTATTCCCATCAAAATACGTATACATTACTTTTGCGTTATCCACACTATAACTTCTTATAGATAACGCGATTAAGAACATATCGATTAAATTCAAATCCGATATAGGTTCTACAGATAAACTACCTATAAGTTTTTTCAGATACGTGTGAAACAACTCTAGGTCATCCTCAATACAAATCTTCTGTAAGTTCTTATAATCATCGAAAGTTAGCTCATTTAGATAAACCTCACGATGTTTGGTGATTTGCACTTTGTGGAAATATTTCATTAAAATATGTTACCGAGATTGGAAATACTTTCATCTATTACGACAGTATCTAAAATTTCATCTATACCACCATTTGAGAATTTATCGATCAAAGAAGGGATAGGTATGTAAGTTGAGTTGTATACTTGATATTTACTGTAAGTGAATTGAACACCTGTTCTGACTTCAACTTCCTCATCGTAATAATTATACTGAGTTTCCCCTATATGTGTAGGAGCAACGTCATAAAATGTCCAAATCTTCCGTGGAATAGGTGATAGGTTTTGATTTGTCTTAGCGTATTGAATGACCGTCATATTGGTTTTAACGCCTTCACCAGCTGGACGTGCGACTAAACCCTTATGTGCTACCAAAATCGACCATGGGCGCAAAATAGCGTCAGTAAACGATAGATTTGTCTCTAAGAAGTCTAGTGTTAAGTTTTGCTTAGGTGCTCTATCTTCTGAGATAGGGCTACCTAAAAAACCTCGTCGTTGATTTGTATAGGTAATCGGTATAGTTTCCTTCGGTAGTTGGAATCCTTGTGCAAATACACAACCAATAGTCTTCTGAAGAAAATAGTTAGTCATTTGTTTGTAAGGAATATTCCACCCAGCTTTATCACCGCTAGTGTATTCTAACTCTTGGAGTGTTGCTTGCTTCAATAGTGTAGGGAAATCATCAAATAACACTACCCACTGAGTAGTATTCGATGGTGTTGATATCCACGACTCTAACTGTTGTAAAAAATAATTACGTGGACTAATCAATGGGATACTAGGAAGTGTCCCTAGAATGGTTGATCCTAAGTCTGGTGATCCTAACGCACCTTTTTTGATTACTTCAATTGGATTATTTAAACTCATATTATTTATTTACTTGACGTATCCATGTCATTGCAGCCATGGCAGCACCGAATTCGTCATTTTGTTCTGTAAGTTTTTGAACGAGTCTAATATCTGGATTGTCTAACATTCCTTCCATTATTTCAACTTCTACTAGGAAATTGATTACGGAACTTTTGGTCCCATTAATTCACTACCTGTCTTAAAATGATCTATAACGGTAGCTGGTTCGAACTTGCCAATAACTGCGAGCGGGACCACCATTATATTGAACTTTTGTTAAATATCCACTCTCAATTTCTCCAGTGAGAATCAACATCTTTCGAATTGTATCAGCACTAAATCCCATATCCCCATCAAATATATTTGCTGCAACGTTAATTGCATTCAAAGCGGGTTTCGGTATAGTGATACCGTCTTCTAACACTTCCTTTGCGCGAAGTTCTTTCGCTGGATCATTGGATGTCTGATAATACTCACTCCATTGTTGGATAAATGTTTCCATATTTCCCCCAAATACGGATGAAACTGCCATAGTTCCAATCGCAATCGCGTTAGCTAGTTTCCCTTCTGAATAAAGGTTCATAATATTATCATCGTCTACAAGTCTGTTCATAGAAATATTTATACAAAAAACCCAGATACGCAAAACATATCTGGGTTTATTTAGATTAAATGACTACTGATTAAATATCGTCAGTGTCTTCCCAATAATGGTAAGAGAATGTAACAGGGAATTCATGCATTGTGCCAGTGTCTTCCATTGTATATTCAAGTTCTCCGACCTTACGGGCAACAACACCTACAAGTGAAATCTTCTTAATAGGGTTCAATTCATTGTCCAAGAGGACGAGAGTAATTGTTGCACTAGCTTTTGGTGCGAAGTAATTACCTGCGGAAATTTTATCATCAAATACTTGACGTGTCCAGTCTTGGAACTTTGTCCAAAGATCGAATTGTTGATCGGCAAAGAATGTAACATCATACGCATCAGAACCTGGATATTTAACAGTTCCTGGGATATTATAATCTAACCCCATGAATGATGCAGTCGAATTCTGAACTTCACGTGTCGGCAACTTAGCTGCTTTAACGTAAACTAGATCATCTGGTGAAAAATCGATGTTAAAACCAGCACCTGAGTTGATAGACAACACACGGAGTTGATTCTTTCTCGCAAAATCTTTATCTTGGATAACTTTATAAAAGTCTTGAATAGTTGAAATTCCTTCTGGCATAATATGTAAGTAATGTTAGTTTTAATTATTTATCAAATAAACTGGGTTTTAAAATGCTACGCAGTAAATCCAGTGTTTGTGATTGCGCTCCCACCAACAACCGTGATATCACCGTCTACTGCGTGGGTTTGATTTAAACTTCCTTGAACATAAATAGTATGTGCGTTGGAAGAATCCACGGAACTAGCTACACCTGACCCATCCTGTGCGGTGATAATTGTGACATCTTTTAGTTGTGTGGGAATTGATGTAGTAAACAATATACCTCTATTCTTTCCATTAGTGCCTACATTAGTCATTATTAATGATGTATTAGATATTCTTAGCGACCCCGTTGCACTTGGAAAAACAGCAACTACCATATCGTTCGTGTTGGTGCATTCTATTCGGCTATTTTTAATAATGAGATTCCCCCCATTGTCCACTCGCACGGGCTGCACTGTAGATGATATCACATCTGCACCGTCGATAGTTAATGTCCCACCGTAGCAAAGAGCAACGTTTTCATAATTCGTAATATATGCGTTACCACCTGTGACATCAACAGACCCCCCTACATCACGTGCTTTAATATTTCCGTCAAGACAATCAAGGGATTTAATATTACCTTTTACTTCAATATTAGCAGATGCATTGTTAACTAAAATACTTGCTATATCACCTATAATAGTGAAGGTGAACTCATCGGTAACGGAAAAATTTGGAACTATAGTCCCGTTCATAAATTCAAAAGTTACACCATCTGCGCCACTTAATGGGAATGCTGAGCTGTAATCACCAGGTGATACTATAATAGTATCACCACTCTCAGCTACACTTTGAGCAGCGGGTATAGTCAAAAACGGTTGTGACGCATTGTATTTACTAAGTTCACCCCTAGTATCATTCCCATTTTTTGAAACATGGATCACACCCATATTTATATTAGCTGAGCTGATTACCTCAGTATCTATTAAATCACTTATTTGAATATTTTCTTCCATTTTATTATTAATTATGTTATTACTATTTTATCTCCAAACTTAACCACCTTATCTCCAAAGTATACAGCATTTTCTGGTATAGGGTCTTCAGTTTCAACATATGGAGAAAATCCCACACCCTTTGGTTTAACTATATTTTTACGTGGATCACGATCACTCAAAGATTTCCTAATGGCATCTTTGCGTAGTTTTTCCCTACGCTTAGTCTCCCTATATTCCTTTCTTCGATTATCTAACGTATCAAGAATATCTTTAGCATCCTCACGTTTTCGTATATTACGTGTTTGGTCAGCTTTCCGATATCGTTGATTCAGTATATCGGTTATAGGAGATTGGTTATTGCGTCTAATTGGCATGTAATTATTTATAAAAAAACCCTCTCTCAAAATATATGAGAGAGGGTTTTGGAAAAGGTGTTTCGTTTATTAAATCAACTCTTCGAAGTTAGCATCCTGTCTTGTTGCAATAAAGTCAACAATAATGAATTCAGCAGTCTTCGTTGGTTTAATGTAGATATCGATCTTCATTTGATTTTGTTCAAGAACTTCAGCTGTGTTGTTTCTTTCGGAACAAACGATACGGTAATCGTTGATACCATCCTTATTCTTCACTGATTCAAACAATGGTGTCAATACGTTGATCACCTGTGTTCGTGTGAATAATGTGTTTGGTTCGAATACGAAATACTTTGCAGTATTAAGAGTAGACTTTTCAAGATACAAGAACACACGACGAACATTAATTCTATCAAATGCAGATGGTTTAGCAAGAAGAGTCTTTTGACCCCAAATTACAAACCCATCACTTGGGAAGAATGCTACTGGATTAATACTAATCTTATATAGTTGGTCACGTTCCTTAATCTTAGGATAGATTGCGATATCGTTAATACCTGTTAGAACTCCACGTGTTAGACCACCTGGTGCTTCCCACACATAATCCATGTTAGCCATAGACGATGCTGCAATACCTGAGAATGGAACCCAAACGTTACGGTTGGAGAAACTATCATTAACCAATGCCCAATTCGCATATGTGCAAGCATAGCTTGAGTTAGCGATACGGAACTGATTTCTTAGATACCAATAGATATCACCAGAGAATGTTTTTGCTACAATATTGTCATCACCATCACGATATGTTTGCTTAAGAACACGTGAGTTATCACCTGTAACTAAGATTTGTCGGATTGGGTCTGCAATAAATAGGCAGTCCTTTCTACGCTTTTCTGCAAATACAGTAAACGCATTATAGATGGAGTTGTAGTTAATGAATGTTCCATCAACTTCAAGTGGATCAGCATTCTTTTGTCCTAGACCTGCAAGAGATGTCCATGTTTTACGGTCATCATATGTTCCGTCATAAGTTACATCATCTTCAATACAACCCTTAACGGATGTGTATACTGTCCCTAGACCACCTTCAATGATAAGATCAAGTTCGAATAGGTCTGGGTTTTCAACAAGATCAAGAACACGCTCAATCTTACCTGGAACATTACCAATTGTCTTGTTACTACCAGTTGATTTTTGATATACACCAAGTGCAAACATTTCATTAGTATATTCATCTTCAAGTATTTCAGCTGAGAGTAGTGGAGATTCCGCTACAGACAACTCATCAAGAATACGAAGTGCTACTTCTGGTTCAGAATCACCAGAAAGAGAAAGTGTGAATACATCTTGTAGATATGGGTTAACAAAGAATCTAAGTGTGTTAGATGGATTGTCAACTGTCTCAAGGAAGATGCTGTCATTTTGTCCACCAGTTGGTGATTGTAACTCACGACCATTATCAAACGAACCTACATATGATTCAGTTAGCGCATAACTAAGAGCAATCTCTGAATTAGTGAATGGTGTTTGACGTAGTTTTGAATACACCTACAGTTAGGATATCATCAAAGGCGTTTGTTCCAATATTGAATGATGGGATATTTTCCATCAATTCAGATACAGAATCTTCATTTGAAGTATCAGCAGATAACTCAAAGTTCAAACGACTTTCAGGAACTGTGATATAATCAAGTGGATCAGAGTCAGTATTAACTGAGTTAATTGTTGTAACGTCAGTGAATGGAGAATCAGGGTCTGTGTTACGATTGTCAGACAATGCAAGGTAGTGACCTTCAAATTTTTCATTGATTGTAGTCTTCGCCTTATTAAGAACGATCAAACCAGCTTTACCCATGTCAACATCGATATCACCGTAGTCAGCACCTGTTTCGAACCCGAATAGGTCTTCCCAAGTGATTTCCTCGTTCTCAAGCTTCTCGAATTCCTCACGTGTAAGCTCAACATGAATTGGCTTCTTGAGATAAACTTTCTTAGCTCCTACGGCAGTTACACCAGTAGATTGAATAGTTGCATAGGATGTTCCACCTGTCTCATCATCTGGGATAGCTGGGTATACCAATGCACTATATTTTTCTTCAGTGAAGATACCACCAGCATCATCACCGTAAGGTAGACGTGAGAAAAACACGCTTGCTGGGGAATTAAATAGTGATTTAACTGAGTGATACGAGTATCTTTCAGCGGCTGTAGTAGGTTTCCCGTATACAGCTTCATATTCTTCTAGAGTAGTGATTTGTAGAACCTCATCAGTTGGACCTTGATTGGTGAATCCCATTGCTAAAACGCCTACACCTAATGGTGAATTGCTTCTAAGAGAGATGTCTACTTCATTGATTTGAACTCCAGGACTTGCGATATATTGTTGTGCCATAATTAGTATAGTTTAAAACTGTTTATAAATATTTATGCATTCTTGATTAATATTTTGACCCTACACCAAAGTTGCCTCGAAAAACGTAAAGGCGAATTCGAATTGTGAGGAAATCTCACTTTCATCTTGGTCACTAAACTTCGGACTCTGCACAGATACTGGAAAGCAACCAGTATAATCGAATCTAATAACACGGTTATTGAATTCATCCAATCCATATATAGTAAAGTTGGCTGTATAATGTTGCATAGCCTCCCATGCTTCCCCAGCTGCAATATCGTCAGCATTATAATGAGAAGCCTTAGCTGCGTTCAATAATTCTAACCATTTATAAATAGTCCACCAATTACGATATAAGTTATCTACCCTAAACGTAACAAAAATGTTTTCATAAGGTGAGCGAGAATGTGATGATATTTTCACCTCTTGTCCTTGATACTGTTGTCCAATCGCAGGAACTACAATATCTGGAACAGGTGAACCAGTGATTGAGAACTGTAGTGCATCAAAATCCACCTTATCGTTACTTCTAACGATATCTTTATGGTTACGTAATGCTTCGGGTAGACTCAGAACCATTTCATATTTGTCCTGTCTACCTTTATTTAAGATAGATTGACTAACTGGATACTGTTCTGGTGGCAATGGTTTTGATATATCTTCGCTCATATCAATTATTTATTGTCAATTAATACAAGAACTGCGAACTAGGTGGAGTATAACTAGAAAACCCAACCATACTCCCTATCGTCATCTTGATAACCTTCTTTACGCATACCATATAACCAACTCATATTCTTGTGCATCGAGGGTCAAGCATATCCGCATCATCAACTGGCATAAACAAATGAGCTTGCTACCAAAGTTATTTGTTTCATCACCGTAACCATAACGTGAATCATTTTTACTATATACATCATATAGTGGGAAGATTTGCATAGGTTTCTTATTATCATCCCACATAACGATCTGGAAGTATTGTCCTACACACACTTCATGGATAGCAATTAGGCTCCAAATCAACGCATCAACGCGATCATCATAATAATCATCGGATTTCTTAGCCCATTTGTTGTTCTTACCTCTAACAAATGTGTTCAACTCCTTTAGATAATTAATATCACGTAATGTAACACGTCTTTGAGTCTTTAACCAGTAGAATAAATTAAGAACACCCGCTGATTTAGTATTGGTAGATGATGTGACACCCTTAAGATGACCATAATCTAACTTACCTTGCTTAACGGCAAACTGAATGAGGTTAGGATAATTGTATTCTTTATCTAATTGAGTGATTACAACTCCACCACCAGTATTATTACGCTCAACTGCGAGAGGTGGTTTACCCCATTGCTTCATAATATCATTAATCTTACGAGCAAACTCATATGGACCGATCTCATTGTCATGATATGTTGCTACTTGCTTTATATCATGAAGCTCTGTGATGTCCATTATGTTGATTGTGGATGCACATTGACCAACACCTTCGGCAATATCAACACCAGCACAGTATATACGCTCACCCACGTTAGGTTCTTCAAATATTTTATACTTATCATCATCGAATGTTACACGAGGATTGCGGCAATTACGTTGTAACTCATTATATAGGTCTTCGGGAAGGACTGATTCCCCCGCTTCTAAAAACTTACACTCATATTCTTGGGTAAATAGTTCTTCACCAAGGGCAATTTGCTCAGCTTTAGCCCAATCGTCATCACGACCTGGTATATCATGCCATGTAACCAAGATTCTACCCCAACCCGAACCCTCCTGTTCAGCACCTTCCCACAATTTATGGAATTGATTACCAACACCATTAGGAGTAGATGCAATCAAACACTTAGATTTCTCAGAGGATGATATTGTTGGATAAACCGCAGACCAAAACGCTTGCATAAGACTTGTATCAATGAAAGCCATTTCATCAACGATCAAGCAATTACATGATTTACCACGAATAGCGTCAGCAGATGTAGCAGAGATTTGAATCTTGGAACCGTTTGTAAATGCAACTTCCTGTTTACCCCATGAGTTATCAACTTGAGGTTTCAACCAATTAGGAAGTTCTTCATACGCTAATTTAATACGTTCAAGGATTTCCTGTGCAGTCTTTTCCTTATTCGCTACAATAACGATACGTTGGAATTCAAAGAATGTTACAAGCCACAATGCATAAATAGTCATCAAGGTTGTCTTACCCACCTGACGTGAGCAACACATGATTGATTTCTTATTATCTCTAAACATCCTTAGTGCATCACGCTGGAATGAGTGGAGATTAATTTTTTGTTTACCTTCATCAAGATTAACAATATAAAAGAAATGTTGTGCGAAGTATAAAATATTTGCGTGACATTTTTTAATCACTTTCATTCTATCTGCATCATACTGGAACTCAGACCTATTACTAGGTAGATTCGGATTACCCATGTATGGAACAACCTTATCGTTTGCATACCTTTTATTGATTTTTTCTATGAGAGCATCGTCTTTGCGAGCTATTTTTCTACCTTTTTCCATACAATTATTTATATTGAGCTACTTTTTGTAGAAAAATATACGATTGGACGATAAATAATTACGTAAATACATTCTAATTAATAAACATAAACTATGAAAAACAAAAAACTCAGCAGATTCGAAAAGCTTTGCGAAGCAATTGAAGAAGAAAACCTTTTTAACCTTGGCGATGAAGATGATATCGTTGATGATTATGAGGATAACATTGATGACATCGAAGGTGGCGACGAAGGAATTGGCGACGAAGAGCTTGGTGGTGAGGTAACACTTACTGTATCAGCTGAACAAGTTGCTGTTCTTAAAGACATCCTCGCTCAACTCGACACCGAAGAAGGTGAAGAGGAAGATGAGTTTGGTGGCGAAGAAGAACTAGGTGGCGACGAAGAGGACGGTCTTGATATCGAAAATCTTGAAGAAGAAGCTGTTGAGTTTGAAAATGCACCAGACCCAGAATCAGTAAAGAACAAGACTAAGAGCGGTAAGGCTTCAACTAAGACTGGTGATCTTGAAAGAGACGCTAACGCAGCTGATGAAGGTCCAGAAAAGCCATTCAAGTTTGTTCGCAAGGAAGTTCCTCAAGAGCTTAAGCACAAGACTACTAGTGGTCACAAAGGTAGTAAAGACTAATTTAACCTTAGTATAACTTACGGTCACAAGTTACTAAACATTAAATCCCACCTTTTTAGGTGGGATTTTTTGTTTTTACGCATAAATAGTTTATATGAGCTTATTATTTGAATCAGTAATCGACATTACACGAGATGGATTATCCCCGCAGGTATTTGATAACCCTAAATCAGATAATCCAACATTAAAACATGATGTCCTCCATAAAATTCGACATGATGTTGGACGTATTTCAGCAGATGTTCAAGTTGAGAATTATTTCATCAAAGGAAGTATCCTAACAAATCAATGGACACGTAATGCGGATATCGATATTTTTATTCAGATTGATTCAACACTAACTGACGATGAATTGCGTGATCTATTATATGATACGTGGTCGGAAATAGATGATTCATATGAGGAAGGGATATCTCACCCATTCCAATATTATCTATCATCCAAATCATATGACTTTGATAACACTGAGGCAGCATATGATGTTGAGAACCTAGAGTGGATTAAAAAACCTACTACAAAATCAATCGATATTGATGATTATATGTCGAAGTATCGTAAATACGTTAGTAAGTTTGCTGATTACTCAGAAGAATTGAGACGTGATGTTATTGATTATGAAATATTGAAGGAAATCCCTAGAGATGATGTCAAAGGTATTGAAGGTATGGCAAATAGTCAACTAGAGCGTATTGAATCCGATATCATAGACTATTTAGATACCTATGCTGAGGTTCGTGACATGAGACAAGCAGCATTTAGTGGTGATATGACCCCAGCGGAGTTAAAGCAATATGGAGTTAAGTCAAAATTACCAGGAAATGTTATATTCAAGTTCATCGAACGTTACCATTATCAGGATTTAGCTAAGAAATTACGTGCCATTATTGGTAAAGATAAGGAATTAGATGAGCGAGAGTATGAGGAATTGAATAAAATCCTCAAAACTAAGCTAACAAACGAAACAACATCTTTTAAAAGTGTCTTCAAGCCTCACACAAAGGGTCGTGGAGACATGCAACACAAAGCAAAACACCGTCAACAAGATATGTCAGCGGGATTAAAGGGGATTGGTGATAGAAAATCACTGAAATTGGTTCCCGACTACGTTAGACATTCCCCACTCAAGGCTGAACGGGAGGTTGATAATGACTAAAAAGAATACAAAAATCATTCGAGTTAAGCAAGGAAGTCCACAGGCAAACTTTTATGCTAAGAAATACCGCATTGAAGACCCAACGGGAACTAAAACAGTTGCTGGTAATCAAAATGATGTCGGTATTAAGATTGTATTCGAAGAATCTACTATATTAGGAACATGTCAGAGCGAAGAATTAATTAATGATATATTTGGCTCTGTTACCGATTTTGCCCAAGCGGTAGAGGAATATGGGGATAATTTCAAATATGGTAATTATATCATAAAATATAATGATGATTTGGATATTCATACATTCTATCTAAATGAATCATTAGAACAAAAAATTGAACGTGCTAGACAAGTTCTAGACCAACTATAAAATAATTATGGACGACTGCTACTTTACACCAGTTAGTGATACTGAATGTTTCACTGAAGATTTAAACTTTATTTCACCCGAAGAAACTGAACGCGAACGTCATTTGTTCAGCGAATGGTTCGATGGGTTGATTAATGCATATGGAACAGGTATTGAATATATGCAAAACAATTATTCAACGGATGAACATAATCCAATTTTATGGTGAGGACAATGGTAGAATATTCTCAGACCCTGTTCCAATGCGAGCAATGGTTATGTTTAACTCAGATGTTACTATGTTGGGATCATTTGGCTATGATACCGATGGTGATATTACCGCATTCATTCACTTATCAGCATACTATGATCAGTTTGGTGATGATTCTGAGCCACTTCCTGGTGATTTGATCAAGATGACGGAATATGGATCAACAAATAGACCAAATGGACGTAATGCTCCAATATTTGAGATCACTCGAAGAGATGATGAACAGTTAGAAACAATTAATCCACTACTTGGTCACTACGTATGGATGATCCGCGCAAAACGCTACGACTACAGTTATGAAAATAACGTTGATCCTGAAAAGGTAATGAACCAAGTCAATGATGACGTATCCACAGTTCCGCTACTTTCAGGGGTTCCTGAATTATCAGGTGTAACAGATGACACAGATAAACTATATGATGGTAGTGCGGATGAATTAAGTGAATTAATCTTCGATTATAACAGTCATTCTAAATCAAATGACAGTGTTTACGGAGATTACTAATTATTTTCCATCATATATAAATCGATAGGCGAATGTATCACCTGATGCAACACGTCCAGTGTCGATGTCGTTACTCATAGCAGGAAATCGATCAGCAATATAATTTTTTATATGGTTCGGTTTCAGCTTACGTGTAATAACGTGTTCTAAATTTAAATCTCCTTTTTCACAGAAGTTTGAAATATGATCCAAACATTCAAAAAGGCATAACCACTTTACGGTTTCGTCTTTACTCATTTTATTCAACATTGTCAATTAGGCTTTCTAATTTACAAACAAATTCTTTTTGATCGAAGTTATCAGTTAGCATATCAATCATTTTAATATTATCAATAATACTATTATACAGTGATTCAGCTATAATAGACTTATATGCATCATCATAATTACATGTTGATTTAAATTGATTTAATGTATGAACTAGAAGTCTACTATTAGTCTCTTCTTCGTAGTCGGACATACTCATATATTCCCCTACTTCATTATACGTCCACTTATACTTCTTATCATCCAATGCCCATTTATTGACATTTGATTGTCTTATCTCGGATTTCGTTAGGATCACTAAATCCTTCGCTGAGATAGTTGATGGTTTTTTAATATCTTCTCCCATATTACCCAGATAGATTAGCAGTTTCAGATATCTTTGATAGGATATCTGTTGTTATCACACCTTCGGGAATAATTTCGGTCTTCTGAACATTTGAAACAGATACCCCTACTGAATTAAGTGACTTACATTTCACACATCGATATTCATTAGGTAGAGCTAGACTCAATTCCATCTCATGTGGCTCATCACACACTGCACATTTCACCACACATGTATTACGGTGAATTAAATTTTCTCTATCTGCTATTAGTTTATTCGTTTGAACCTGCGCCCATGCCCTGATTGCTGTATTCATCAAAAATGTTACAGCTATCTGCAATATAAACGATACGATGAACCATCTTATCGGACTGCCCTCCATTGAATAACCAATGGCTCCAAATACTAAACTAATAAATACTGCTATATTAAATCCTCTTATCATGGCAGTAAAATATCATTAATATTTAAGCTTGTCAAGCGAAACCAACAATTCTTTATACTTTTCTTGAATTTGGTTAATTTGTCCGACAATATCTTTAATTACAGCCTTAGACTGATCATCATTTTTAACAATAGGGTTATTATATGCTTCAATAAAGTCTACTTTAATATCCATAGTTGATTCAGCACTATTAATAATACGTTCAGTTACTGTCTGTAATTGATGAGGCATAGTTTTTGTTGACTTGGTAACATCAGGCTTACCTGACTTCAAAATATCAACCAATGTCATCTGAACAGGGTTGCGTGTATTCTGCCAATCATAGCCCTTACCACCTCGCGAAGTGCCAAAGCTTGTTAAGTCCTCATTAATAAGTCGTTCTATATCATTTTCCATACAATTATTTATTAAGCTAGATTGATAAATAATTAAAAGACGTATACACTTATAATTATGAGCAAGAATATTTTTAAAAACCAATTCATATCAATCCTAAATGAAGACATCAAGGATGAAGAACTAGAAGCAACTGAGGATGAAATCTATGCACCCGATGATACAGAGGCATCTGGCGAAGCGTTCGGATCAACACTAGAGGATGATACTGATCCAGAGGATTTCGATGTAAATCCTAACTCATTTAAGCGAGTTAATAAGTCAAATATTGAAGAAGCTAAGAAGTGGATCAGTATTTTGAATGATTTCGCAGACTTGATTAATTCAATCGAAGACCCTGATTCATTGAACCATTTCCTCAACCGTGTAGACCGTGAAGGTTCCGCATTCCGTGGGGTTGTTCGTTCTCAAGGTAAGCGTGTTACACGTATTGCAGAAGAAGCTTCCGCAATGGCTGAAGTTCTTGGTTCCCACGTTGTAGGTTCTGAGAAGAAAGAGCGTGAATTGCTCCAACAGTTCCCAAGCTTACAAAAATAATTAACCTTTACTATTACAAATAATGAAAACTATTAAAGCAGAAAATCAATTCTCCAATGAAGACCGTTTAGAAATCAGTGATCTATACTCGGNAATATATCAACCAGAAGCACAAGGTGATCTCCTTACTGAAAGCACTGTGCAAGAAGTTGACCCATATGACACAGATATTAGCCAATTTGAATTGGGTGATGGTGTAGTTGTGAAGCGAACTGGTCCTGACCAAAATGATGATTATACATTCAAGATTTCAGGGCTTCGTCTTGATTTAGGTAATAATTACACTGATGACCATTTCGTAGATGCACTTGCAGGAAGCGAAAAGGGTGAAGATATCAATAGTCTTATTCGCACATTAAATTCTGGTGATGATGTAACAATCTCATTCAAGGGTAATTTCGGTATGGACAAGGAAGGATATGTTGTAAATGATCTCGCAGCATGGCTATCTCAAGCATACGAACGTAAGATGATCGAAGCTGAACAAGCTGATTACAGTATGGAAGACGATATGTAATTAAAAATTAAAGCCTTAGGCTGGCTAGATTATTTAATACTTGGGATTCTAACCCACCTTTATACAAATTCTTCATGATAAATTCATGAGGAATTTTTTGTTTATTGGTCTTTACTGCTATTTCATTAAAGTCTTTGAAATTATCAGAGAACTTTTTTGACCATTTAAATACTTTCTCACCCTTTTTAATAAGCATTTCAGTTTTTTGCTTAGCAGCTAAATCATGCTCAGGTGAGTCAATGACGTATACATGCTCATGGAATGGGTAGCGAGCTAATTGTTCGCGTTGTAGATCATTGAATATATACGTGCCTTCCTCAGTGATACCTGATACACAAGTAGCATTCTGGACAAACATAGCGTCAATAGCACCCTCAAAGATAAAAATATATGGTATATCCATACTAATATTATCGATATTGAACAATGAACGCGCAGCACCCACCCGACTTAAGTATTTTGGTGATTCGTAGTCCTCAGAATCGTCCTCAACGAGCTTTCTAGTCTGATACCATACGATCTTCCCATTACTATAATAAGGGATCACAAGGCGATTCTTATGCGTGTAATCATCCAATGACACATAAAAGGTCTTTGGTCTATTAATTGCTACATCCAATTTACGTGATTTGATGTAATCTAATGCAATTTGGATGATTCTATGACCTTTATAAAATTCTACTTGAACGGGATCAAACAGATTAATTGAATTCTGGGGTAATCTCTCGGATACGAACGCTTCCTTTACGGTCTGTTTAATTAACTTCGCATAATCCATTGGGATAATGTCATAATCTTCACATTCATCCTTGATTTCATGGTAAGTTAATCCACTTACAGTCTGAATAAATCGCATAGATGTCGAAACCCACCCACAGTTAAAGCATTTACATGTGGCATTTTCCCCTTCTCTATCAGGGGTATAATGAAATCGAGCACGTTTACCCCATGAGCTACCCTCATTACATATAGGACACCCACCAACTAAGTCACCTTTTTGTGTCTTTTTTACATAACCAACATATTGATATATGTATTGTTCTACATAATCAGGTGGAAGTTGGAGGTTTGAATTATCTTGAAAACTTTTAGCCATATTTAACTAGGCTACCTCAGTCTTCGTAATAAATCAATACTATTTTTCGATTTTCTTCGTCTCAACAGGAGTCCGTTTTGACCAAACTGTTGCAACGAGGGCATACATATCTAGCTTCAGTAACAATAGTGTTATGAAACTTACGTGTGTGTAATTTTAGCGGGAACTTGTGCTCCACGACATGTTGTGCATCGAACTGAATGTGCGTAATTATTTCTACTCATAGGTAATTATTTATACAACATCACCCATTAAGCAAGCTTTGTAGCACATTTACCACATCTGCCTTCTCAAATTTTTCCCGCCAATTAGCCTCACTCTTAGTAATACTACGCAATTCTAATTTATTACAGAACTCAAAGAACTTATTAATGTCCTTTTTAGTATTTCCAATCTGTTCCTTATAGAATTCCACTTCATCTGGATTACATTTTTAACCCTTGACGTAAATCCATAAGCATAATATTACGCTCAATAATCAGTCGCTTGTCTTTTTCTAACTTATTGAAGTTAGTTTTGAAGTTTTCAACGAATGTTTTACCACGTTTTGGTCCATATCCCTTTAAACCATCGATATTATCCGAACTATCTCCAACAACAGCCCGATATAGGAGGTATTGGTTAGTCGGAACATCATCACTGAACTCAGTAAAAGAGGTTTTTGTGATAACCTTATGTTTCACTGGACTAAAAATGGTTAGATTTGGGCATAGATAAATCAATTGCATGAAGTCTTTATCAGCAGAGATCAATGTAACTTGTTGCCCCATCACTTCATTCAGACATAACCACGCAACAGCATCATCCGCTTCAAGTTTATTTGATATAATTGACTGAATACCCAACATATCACACAATGCTCTCAATACTCTATCACTTTTATGCACCTTTTCTTTGACAGAATCATCTCTTTGTTCCTTATATTCGACTGCACTTTGTCTAAAGTTAACAAATTCTTTGTCTCTGATATCCCAACAGATGTAAATTTTATCTGGGCTATATTTATCCACATAAGATTTCACATTTCTTAGAAAATGAAGAATATGGGCTACGTCATGACCATTAGAATTGACCATAACAGTATCCTTACTTGAGAAAAATGTTCTGTAAAGTAGATTTCCTCCATCTATAATTAGGTTGCGCATCTTAAATTAGGCTACAATTTTCGATAATGTGGTCACGAGCGTTCATGATAGCAACCCCAAGAAGGTTTTTACCATCCCATTTTGACGGATCACATATATCTGGATTAGATTCACTCATACCTACACCCCAAATTCTATCAACAGGAGACGCTTCAACGAATGTGAAGTCAGGAACAAGCTTAAGAGCCTCATTCCATGCGAAGTTTTGACTAAATTTAGACACATTGATCTTAGTAACATAGTCCAAACCGACTTCATCCCACCGATCAGGGTCAAAATTCTGAACCATACGACCAATTGCCTTCTGTTTTGATGGATGATCCGCTGCCAGAATCTGAGCAAATGCCTCATCATCTCCAAATTCCTTTGCCTTCATGAGCATCATACCTTGTTCAGCACAATTCAGTTTGATATCTGGTAACAACTCATGACATGTAAACTCACATGATGCCCATTGACTACAGATTCCTCCATAGAATGCGATGATTTTTTCGTTTGGGAACACAGTTGCCCCAAAAATGTCGGAAATGTATTTTCTTCTAGTCATTGTTCTTATAATAGTTAATTGTTTTATCTAATCGCTCTTCGAAACCAATGATATTTAATTCAATTCCACATTGTTCCTTCAGTTTTTTAATCTTAGATAAGTCAATCGAATATCTAAAATCATGCCCCTTCCTCGCGTTGGGAACAAACTGAAGCAAATCGTCCGTCTTGTCAAGGATATTGAGAATTCTTTTCACAATATCAATGTTGGAAAACTCAAATCCATCACCCACATTATAGATTTCACCCTTCTTACCATGTTCAGCAACAACAATCAAGTCTTTTACGTGATCTTCGACGTATGTCCACTCTCTCCGTTGCAACCCTTCATCATAAATCGGAATTTTCTTATCAGATAATGCATTCTTAATAACCTTCGGGATCAATTTTTCTTCGAATTGATTAGGACCAAAGTTATTTGAACACCTAGTTGTAACAACATCCATACCATGAGTCTTATAATAAGCCTTGGCAAGCATTTCAGCAGATGCTTTTGTAGCCGAATACACTGAAGATGGATCATATTTAGCAAATTCCTTTGTAGAACCAGTCTTAATTGATCCAGTTACCTCATCAGTTGACACCAATATAACACGCTTCACCCCGATTCTACGAGCCATTTCTAGGACTTGTAGGGTTCCTGCCACATTAGAGTGGACAAACCCCCATAGGAGACGATATAGAGCGATCTACATGACTTTCCGCAGCAAAATGAAAGAGATAATCGAATGGTAAATCCAATTCTTTACCCTTTGTGATATCATGAGCGATATCCCATTGATAGTGAGTCACACTTTGACCATCTTTAGGAGTCTTTACATTCTTTTTTGACGAACCTACGCCACAATAATCTAAATTAATTAGATTGAAGTTATCATAGTTATCAATTAAATGATTAATAAAGTTCGATCCGATGAATCCGTATCCACCTGTTACTAAAATATTCTTATTTTCCATTTATAAATTCTTGAGTTTGAATCATTGACTCAGGTGTTCCCATATCAGACCAAAATAAATCATCTAATAGAATAGCACCAGCGTTTTCTGTCTTACAATAATAGTTATTTATGTCTGATATTTCAAGCTCACCTCTTTTAGATGGCTTTAATGTGTCAGCAATGTCATATACTTCTGGTGTATAAAAATATAGACCAGTTACAGCAAGATCAGAAATAAATTCAGTTGGTTTTTCAACAATCTCAGTAAGTTGTTGAGTATTGTCGTCATATTGTTTGATAACAGCTACTCCGAATCGATCCCACTCATCAGTTTTCTTCAAAGTTAGCATACATTTCATTGCTGGTCGCTCATTAAACATCTTACAACCATCATACATGATACCACGTGCGCTATCACCCCATTCGAAAAAATTATCACCTAAAATTACAGCAAAGTTTTCATCACCTGTGAAATCTTTTGCTAATTTTAATGCAGATGCGATACCCGCTGGTCTATTTGGATCACGCATCTCTTGAATTTTGTATGTGAATGATACACCACGATCAAATCCATCACCTAAATGCTTAACAATGTCACCACAATGGTCTTGTGATGTGATTACAAGGATATCATCGATACCTAGATTGATTAATGTATCAATTGGGTAATCAATCATAGGGATAGCTCCACTTATAGGTGAATATAGTGGGGCTAAGTGTTTGTTTGTTATTGTTTCGGTGAATGGAGCCATTCTAGTTCCAAACCCTCCTGCTAAAATTACTCCGCGCATTGTGTTTCCTCCAATTTTAATTTATTAAGATGTTGTCCTAACGCACACCATACAGCGTCCTTTGCTGTAAGTAGTGATGGGTGGTATTGTTCAATCTTATCAGTAGACAATACGCAATTACTTCTACGACATTTCATCAAACCCTCGGATAATAAGTCATCAGTTGAATACCATTTATCAATTGTCTTCTGTCTATCATCATCGAACTGACTACCAACCATATCATTATATAAGTCGATAATCTCTTCCGCTGTGATTCCTCCTTTATTTACCACATTATATATCCCGCGCATAACCTTACCTTGAACAATCTTCTCAATAAAGTGAACTAGGTCAGGAATATATGTAATTGAGTTTTTATAGTTAACTAATTTATCATACTTGATAATTTTGTTGATATAATTTTTATCATCCTCCATACATGCATCAAACGGCATACGAATTCTAAGTAAGTATGGCATAGTTGTGAAACTATCCATAGATGTCATATAAAAATGTGATTGATATTCTCCCTTACATTTGGAATATACTGACGAGGTTGGATTACGTGAACCAAAGTTTGGGATATCATCTTCAGTGAAGACTCGCTCACCTGTCTCATCATTATAAACACACCCTGTAGATACAGTTACAAAATGGACACCATGCCTACAGCAATTAAAGAATATCCACGCAGTGTGTCTTACATTACGCAATCTACATTCATCCTCTTGCGTTTGACACGCATCTACATTTGGTTTACCAGTATACCCATATGTATTAATCACAAATTCAGGATTATACTTATTGATAAGTTCATCAAATCCATCTCGCTCAACATAGTCATACTCACTACGGGAAACCCTAACTAGATTATAATCCTCTAGTTTCCAATATTTCTCAATCTTACCTGAGATATATCCTTTACCTAAAACTAATACGTTCTTCATATACGGATTATACCATCCATATATAAGAAATCAACTGCTATTCTTTGTTGGGATCAGTTTCACCAGTGGTAACATGCATCATATAACGATCAATAGCCATCATTAACGCATCATTATCTCGTTGGTTTCCTGCACTAGATGTTACAATACAATTACCATCTAAATCATATCCGAATACAATAAATGGTTCGAGATATTCGCTAATTAGGTTAATAAATCGATCATTATTATATGGGAATGTCGGACCACTCTCACTAGGGGAACTTACATTTGCTAAATTATGTAAAGCATCTTCTAGTTTATCGAGTGCTTCATTTTCTTCAGGAGTTTCGTCTTCTTTATTAGGCATCTTCTTTAGATTTAGGTTCATACTTACGAACAATATTGTATTCATTAAGATGTTTAGCAATAATCTCGAAAGAGTCAGTTTGGATACGAAGACGGAATGGGATAAATTGCCCACCGTCATGTAATTCAAACATAATATCTCCTTGAGTTTGTAAATTCTCGTAACAAGTGCAATACACAGCAGCACCAGACGGATCAATAAGTAGAGTATATTTTCTTGGATCGACTTCTGAGTATTTATCGAAAATCATCCATGTCTCATATCCTGAGTCTTTTAATCTCTTTACGAAATAACCTTTTGTTGCAATAGTGTTTTTCATTAGTTTTTCAATTCTGGTAAAATATAACTTATACTACAATTATTTACTACCGATTGAAGCAAAAATACACCTCTTTTCGCATGTTTAACAACAAAATCCTTCTTTCTATTCTGAGAAAGTATCTTAATAAGCTCAAAATCCACTGGACATCCACTCATATTAGTCTCTCCATCGAAGTCTTCAGCGACCATAACACCAGATACATCCATGTTATCTAGGGAGTAGTCCGTAACATCAGCATACACGTTACCATCAATAAATTTGAAGTAAACTTTATCTACTTCTTTATTAGAAGCCTTTAGTTTAATGATTTCTCGAATACTTTCACTAGTTAATGTAAACTTAGTTGTATATTCAAAGTTAGCAATCATACTCACTGGAATAGTATTCTTCTGTAGAATACCATCTTCAAACATATGAAGAGTAAATCTCCACTTCTTTGATTTGTATTTGAGTTTATTTGCGTCAAGGACGATCTCATCTGAATCAGATAAGTCGGTTGCATTGATCACGTGATTTTTGAACTTAACTACATCACCAATATTGATATTGGTTTCATCATCCAATGTGTAATCCATATCTTTCTCGATATGTAAAAGGATAGTTCCATCCGAACTATTAGCAGTTGCGTTAATCTTACCATCCTCAACAGTCAATACGACTTTCTCTGCGATATTCGCTAGAGGCGTTAAGAAATCTGGCACGAAGTTTTCGTCTATTTTAATAAATGGCATAATATGTTACTCTTGTGGTTCAACCGCAGCTTCGAGAAGGAATGTCATTTGTGACAACAACTTCTCATTCTGGGCTTTCAACAACGTAACATCTTTGCGAAGCTCTGTCAACTCCTTATATACAGAATCTGCGCGAACCATATCAAAATTAAATTCCATTTGATCCTTGTCTACTGGTGGTTGCATACCAACCATCTCAGGATGCTTAGCGAGCATAGGATGAACTGGTTTTTGTGCAGCAGTTCGTGGATCAGTTAAATCTGGTGCAACATCATCTGGATTATTTTTCTCATAATCCTCAATCTCAGCCAACATCTCAGGAGTAATTGCTACAGGAGCATAGTTACCCTCAGACGGAACAGCTGGAAAGGAAGATTGAGTAGGGGCAGGAACATTACCCCCACTCTTTTTAGCATCTACTAGAGTTTTGTAGATTTTTTGGGTGTGTTGGCTTCTAAGTCCAGAATCCTTCCCCCCACTTTGATATCTCTTATCAATGTTATGCATCCCTTGCGCGATGTCATTCATCATAGTTAATTCAATGTCTTCCATTACTCTAATAAATTCCTTTTAATTTTTAATCTTCCATCTCAAGATCAGCCATAATCTGATCCATGTTAAATTCACCATCTTCTTCTTCGACTTCTTCAGTCTTAGGAGTTGACTTTGCCTTTGATTTAGCAGGTGTCTTTGTCTTTGCCTTTGCCTTTGCCGCAGGTTTTGATTCCTCTACAGGAGCTTTAACTTCAGGCTCAGAATCAAGTTCCTTTGAGAGATCATTTAGATCAGGAACATTTTCCTCGGAACCATCAGATGCATCAACTTCTTTATCAAGGAAGTGAACATCAATTGCTTCTTTAAGTTCATCGTAGCTCTTGACTGTGTAAACCTCAGACAAGTTAAATGCACGATTATCCCAATACTCTTCAGACTCTTCAGCAGTAACGCCAATGTCAGAAGGATTCTTGAAATAAGACTCCTTATAGTTCTTGAAACCAGCACCGTTGTCACCAACTACGAGACATAGGTTACATCCCTTTGGAGATAAATCGAATACACGAGCACCGAAGTCAGCTTTACGGAGACCCATAAAGTGATTTTGGATAATGTCATGAATCTGCTTACCAACACGGAGAATCTTTACCTTACCGTTATTGTCTGGGTTCACTGGATCATCAACGATCAGTGCATTTACCAACCAACCTTGTTGCTTCCAAATCTTTCGTGCCTTCTTCATGCGCGAATCTTCTTTATCAAGACCCATTTCCTTATATTGGTCTGTGAGACCATAAGAGAACTTAGCGATTGGATTTGGTTGATCAATCATCTGTGGGTCTAGGTATTCAACATACTTACCTGTTGAATAGGACTTCCAACCGTGGTATGAGAAGTCAAAAGTAGTATTAATTTCCTTTTGACCATCAACCTCAACCCGAAATGGGAATAGGCGCACTTCATACACTTTATCTTTTTCTAGACGAAGGATGTCCTTATATTGTCCTCCACCTGTTGGTGCTTTTTTTTCAAACGATGCTTGTAGCGCATCAAACATATTATATATGTCACTCATCTGTTATTTCCTTTATTTTATCTGTTATTCGACACGTCTATGTGTCATTTGTTTGTTGTAGTGAGGACGTAAACGCCCCACAAATCTATATTATACAATTATTTAATCTTTTGCAATCCTTTTTTTGCCAAAACACGACATTTTTTTGAAAAGTTGTATTTTCTATGCATATTATCCCACGTTGCATACAGGTCTCCAAACAATGCTTTCTTCAGTTCAGTATCGATAGAAGAGAAGATGTCTCGGAAGTCATCATATGCGAATAGGAAGTATATTGAAACCTGATCGTGTTTAAGGTGTTCAAGGAAAATATAATTACCTTCCTTGTGTCTAATGTAATCACTAACGGCGATCTGTTTATTCTTACAATATCTATACACGAACTTCAAACTAGATATCACTCGTTCTAATTGAACGGTGGTATCTGGATCACTTAACACAATCTGTTTTTTGTAATTAATATAACAGTTTAGTGCCTTACGTTTGGTGTAGAATTCTAATGGGAAGAACTTCTGATCGACCCATAACTTATATGGAGCTATCATGAACATGTCAATATCAATATGCGGGTATCTACCAAAGAATAATCCTAATTTTGTTAGGGCATTTTCGATCTCAGGTTTGACATCATCGAAGTTCTTTTTGTATTTGAACCCCCGACCTTGTGCCTCACCGATTACTCGCAAGTATGTATTATAAATGTTCTTATGTGCGTGTTCCATTATTGATTATCTTCTTCAAAAATTTGCTCTTAATTATACTCTCATCGAACTTTAAAAACTGTAGAACACCCTCACGCTCGCAAGAGAATCCACAAAATTCGAGATACAATTCCATTAAGTCATCATCACCGATGATCGTGACAAAAATGGATGGGTAATTCATTTTCTTATTCTTGATAATACATACCAGAACACAGAACTTGATCACCAACTCATTGTATTCATTTAATTCCAACTCGTACAAGCGGAGACTTCTACAAAAAATTCATTGTGTAACATATTATATAATCTCAGATTGGTTAGTCATTCCCTTGGTAATTCCCAAGAATTTCTTTGTGATCTTGCCTGAGCAAAACCCTTCACCACCAAGCACACCTTCACAATAATTATCACAAAACCGTTTAACATCACGATTGGATTGATACATTCTCTTGAAGTAAACCTTCATTGTAGAGATGTCGATTAGGTTTAGGTTATCATATAATTTATGATACTTGAAAACGAAGTCAGTGTAATATTTGATTGGCGCATTAACGAAATACAATCCGCTCAATTCATACGCTTCTTGTGGTTGTTTCTTAAAATCATCAAGGTGGGTTTTAATTACCTTACCAAATTTGGAAATGTCCTCCCAACCATCTTTAAAATGGTCATTAAACTTCTTCGGATCGATATTATTGAATAAGATATTCATAAAATATGATTCCTTGTGTTTAAAGTTGTTCTGAATAGCTTCCATCATGTATTTAATATACGTAACTTTATCCGCAGACATCTTCTTACCTTTGGAATATGTCTTGAGAACATATTCAAATGAACTCATATTGGTATTTCCAAGATCAGATGGGATACCGATGACCTTATACCCCTTGAATAGCTTACGCATCTTCTGGTTGATCTCTTTAGTGAACCCAACAAGGATAATCGTATCACCCTTGTCACATTTATCCATCAAGAAGAAATCCATATCATTCTGTAGTGAGTTATAAAATGTGAACAGAGAATCCTTTCCCTTCATTCCACACCATTCCATAACCAACTTAGTTGATACGTAAGTTAATCTTGAATTAACTACATAAAATAAATTATTTTTTGACATATTATCAATTATTTATGGGATTATATTTAAAAGTCAATTAATCATCCTCCAACAAATCCATTACAGATAATGCTTGTATTTGAGCTTTGATATCATCATCCATTTCTTCCTTATCTTCCTCGTATATAACATCAACTTCCTTAAGAACTAACGTTCGAGGGTTTAGTTCCATCATAGCTGAACCAAAGTTTTCACCAATACGGTTTTTAATGATACCAATACGGATAGTTCCAGTCTCGATATCTTCCTCAAGTCTCCAAATACTAGCGATGAAGTCAGCAGTGTGTGCAATACCCATCGATTCCGATGTATTATCAAGCTTAGGTTGCTCACCAGATACACCAGCACGGTTAGCTTGGATAACTGTAATGAAGGAAACACCATACTTATATGAAAGTGCGCGAATATCTTCAGCAAGTTGCTTACCATTCTCATACATTCCGTTACTTGACTCAACACGCATGAGTGTAATGTAGTCAAGGTAGACCATATTGAAGGCGTATCCCTTCTTTTTGATCTTAGCTAGGTAGGCATCAAGTCCAGCAACAGTTAATTTACCTGGTGGGAACTCCTTTAGTAGTAATTTTGCATCAGGATTATCTTCCTGAACCTTCTTAATCCTTGCCCTGAAATCGTCTACCTCATCCTTTAGGTCATCGATAGGTAGTTCGGATAGATTAGCCGACAAACGCTGCGCATACAGCTGTTCATCCATCTCCAAAGAGATAATAGGGACACAAAGGTTTTGTTTTACGGAGTTTGCTGCAAGATTACCTAGAACAATACTCTTACCAGCATTAGTTCCACCCATGAATACGTATAATGCTCGACCATTTGCATTAAATCCACCCTTTAGCTTCTCATCTAAGAATGGGAACCCCGTTGGGATACGTTTATGATCTTGCTGAAGCCAATTAATATGGGTTTCGATGTCTTTAAAGTAATCGTGACCAATATCAGTGACAATAGTAAGTCCACAAGCGTCTTTAAACCGTTCAGCGATCTCTGAATCAGAATAATCATTGAAATTTTTACTAACTTCAACCAATGTGCGCATGATTGATTGCTCACGGAAGAATATTTCAGTCTGTTTGATTAAAATATCAATATCAACTGAGATATCCATACCCTTAAAGGCATTGACTACCCTAGCCAATGACTTCTTGGTATCTTTTGATGTGATAATTGTCTTTAATTCAGTTATATTAGGGTATTTTTTATACTCTTCATGGAACTGAATTACTTTTTTAAAGACATTCTTAACATCTGTGTTGGAAAAAAACGCTGTATCCACATGCTCGATGATACTACCCATGAAATATGGGCTTTTAATGGCATGGAATAGGATATTTTTCTCTAAAAACTCGTGGTCTACTTGCATTTAACGTATATATCAGAACAGTTCACCTTTGTCAACGAGCATTTCATCAAGCTCTTCTTTAGTGAATACACATTTGTAATCAACTCGCGTAGTAGACGCAGGATAGACTGATTGATAAAAATCGGAAGTTAATACAGGGAAATATATATCTTGATACTCACCTTCTGGGTAATTTATACTCTTTAGTAATGAACTATTGTAAAAATTATCATGTAATTTATTTAACACATTGTTAGGAAAATTAGGAACCTTCAAAAACAAATAATTTCCCTCGAATGATACACCACACCTTGGAGAATATTTAACATCATACCATTCAATATTATCTTCAGATAATGTAAAATTCCTCCAAAATTCCTCCTATATGATGTTACCAACAACATAGGTAAGCCAGTGATTGCCCTTACCGACCTATCGTGCCTTCTCGCAAAATTCTTCAAATATAATTTAAAGTGTTTTGCGTGTTGTAGTAAATCCTTTGATGGTATTCGAGGGACTTCATCACCTATATACTCCAATACTGGTTTCCACTTTTCTACTAATTCAATTTCTTCTTTTTTCATATTTGTTTACTATATCTGTAATAAAAACAGGGATCATAATAACCATATGCCCAATAACCGACAGTCGTATCGCAATTTTTGCAGATGACGACATACTCACATACGGTATAATCAATTGAGTCAACCGTTTTCCGAAAAAGATGGGTTGATTTACACCTGTAGCACCTAGTGGGACTCAAGTCTTCAACCTTATAGTAGTTATCTCTAACTCTTTCCCACCAAAGCTTGGAAATTAAATAATTGATCGCATTCCTGAACATAATTCTCCTGTATTTCAATGAGATTAACCTTATCTCTAGGTAAGTCAAGAACAAATGGTGAGTGACATGCGGCAATAATTTGGAATTTATCGGAGAATTGTAATAAAACTTCCAATAATTTCTTCTGTTTTGGTAAACTGATAGACCTTTCAGGCTCATCTAATAGGATTGTGACCCTACCATCACTAGGTAATGACTTCAAATACTCAATTTGGGCATCAATATCATCAAACAACTCCCTCATCTTGGTCTCGTTAGCAAAAATATCAGGTGGACTAGCCAACATTTGGAACAATTTGTTCATTTTCTTGAGTCGATATTGCCCAGATGATGGTTTTTCGAACATATCTTCAAACCTTTCTGCCTCAGTAGACAAACCATCCTCAGAATTACCACCTGTATTCTGATAAAACCAAGCATTATTGTCTGAAATATCACCTGAATTATAGAAAACGGGTGTTCCATCCCAATCTACGATAGCTTTATCCTTATCAGGAGACATTGCACAGTAGCAATGAGGGAATGCGATGGGGGCAAGTGCCTTCGGATCGACTAATGTAGTCCAACCCGCTTTAGGAATAGAGCAATATGCCTTCAAGAAGCGTAGTGCTACTGATTTACCCGCACCATTAGGTCCGAAATAGATATTTAGACCATCCGTGAACGCATGTTTCTTCGGAGCGTCCTTGTAAATGTCTTCAACAGTAAATCCTTCTGTAAATTCTATACTTTTAATCATTACTTTATATTAATATCGATGTTATTAATCTATCCACCCTTTTGATTGAAATTGCATATCTGATATAAAATCATTCGTTATTTCGTGACTTAACTCCTTGGGTGGAGTTCTTTCACTACTCGTATCTAAATCAAGGTCATACTCTGCCTCAGTTGCACTAACTTCAGGTCCAGCATCACGATATGCATGAAAGCCAGCAGATAACTTCAATTCGATCTCTTTGTCAAGCTCATTAGCATACTTAATTAGGTCATTTATTCTAATATCAGTATCATCAGCCAATTCAATAGCCTTGGCAACCTTACCTCGACGTGTTTGTAGCTTATGTAGATCGAAATTAGTTAACTCTTCACGTGCTTCTTCTTCAGCAAGTTCAACAGCTTCCTTGATCTTAGAAAAATTTCCACGATAGTTATCACGCTGAGTTTGTTCTTCGGCATCCCGATCTTCCTTTAGTTTACGAAAATGCTTTTCACGAATATCACGAGCATCTTCTGGTGTTAAATCACCTGAATCCTTATCAGCAAACGCAGATTCAAGAAATGCATCTACCTCATCTTTTTCCATTTCATCAAAAAACATATTATTTTTCCCTTCTCATTGAATGAACAATACTTTGTTCCATTTTTGTCATTGGACGGTTGTCCTTCTTTTCATCAACCTCTAATTGAGCGAGTAACGCAAGTAATCCGTTGATACGCTTACCCTCATTATTCATATATGCATCATATACGGGCTTACCCTTACCATCCTTAGAAACTACCTTACCATGGAGCTTTGAGCTATCTCCAACAAACACCTTTGGTCTCTGTGCTTCAAGTTCTGCTTCAATATCTCGCTTAACTGTTTCCTTCGTTAAGGTATTAACAGCTTCCTTAACCTTTGGTTTAACTTTAGTATCTACTTTAGATTCTTCCCCATCGATTTTAATGTCAAAAACATTTTCACCATCGATAATCGCGATACGCTTCTTACCCTTACCGTAATCCTTATACTTTACAATAGGGTCATCAAAACCATTCCCGCGAAGAATATCCTCAATGATTTCTTCATCGTCCTGTTTCTTGATTTTTTCTAATAACTTGCCCTCGATTGTTAACATTGTATATCACCTTTCATATATCCTAAGTATGAGTTGACGTTTACAAAGTCCTCAACTGTTTTAATTGTTTCACTTATCATAATTTTTTTTAGTTAGTTTTCCACTTGTTATAGAAATATTTATTCCCGTTAGTCCATTCTTTATTATTTATGTCATTGAGACCGTGTGACTTATGGATAATCCATAGCGGAATTGTAGTTAATTTCAATCCAGATTTATTTGCTTCGAGACAAAAATCAAGATCATAAAAGTGAAATTTTGATGGACATGATTCATCGAAACGAATATTTTTTTCATTAATGTCTTTAACATTTACTGCAATAAAAACACCATCCAGTAAAACTACACGTCTAGGCATCGCACCAAAATTTGTCATGAACATAGATGTTTCACTACCTTGTTCATAGTGAGCAACAGCACCTGACATCGAATTACGATCCCCCATCAAGTGCCATAGATTTTTCTCACCTAGTTTACATTTTTGATTTCCAGCTACACCGCAGATAGAATACTCAGATTCATCTCCGATGTAGCTTTCAATCTTTTCAACTAACATACCATCCTCGATACTAATATCATCGTGACAGAATATAATGTAGTCGTAATCTGAATACTCTTCGATCTTTTGATTATATAGTGATTGGATTGATTGTGTATTTTCACATACAACATCCAATATCACATCAAATACATCAAGTGATAATTTATATACACTTTTATATAATAGAGTATCCTCAGCCTTCGATTGTGGGGAGGGTGATACGATTACGATTCTTTTCATTTTTAATCTTCTAAATCCTCGGCAGTAGCATCGCTACCATCGTGATCATTAAACATAAGTTCCTTGTTAACTAATGGATTCAATGCTGGAAGGATTTTATCCCAAACCTCTTTATCATTTCTCCATTGCTTGAATCGACCAAGTTTAATCTCTTCTCCATTGTCGTCAACAAAATACTGTGTGAAACCTTTACCTTTTTCACCCTTAGCATCCTTCGTATAGAAACGATTACCAAGGAAATCAAGCATAGGCTCAAGTCCACTATACTTATCAACACCCGAAGTGAAGTTCAAGTAACACTCAACCTTCTTATGGGGCTGAGCCATACGGTTCTTTTGGGTGAATAAGTTAATTCGTTGACCAGTGTAATTCTTGTTAGTAAGAGCTGATTCAATATCCATATCATTAGCAGCATCNCGCTTCTGTTTAGTTGCGGAAATGTGTAACATAATACTTGATACAAATTCAATTGCCTTACCCCCACCTTGTTCCTTAAATACGGAATCATGGAGTTGATTTGGATTAGCGATCTCATGATTAATAAGAAGGAACGGACATTTTGATTTAGCGACCTTACCCTTAATTGATCTAAGGAATGCTTTAACCATCTTAGCCTTGAGTCCCATATCCATTGCAACTTTATTCTTATCAGTCATATCCTTAAGCTCTTTTTCGGAGGAAAGGAAACCAAGTGAATCAAGAACGAAGAAGTATTTACCTTCTTCACCAGCGTCAACAACTTGTTCAAGAAGTTTTGCGGATTGAATACATAGTTCTTCAACAGTTTCAATTGGGATAGACATGACTTGATCACGATCTACACCGAAGTTTTCTTCCATACGTCCATCCTTATCGAACTCAGTATCAAAGATAACAACCTGCATACCCTTAGCAATCGCATCCTTCTGAAGAAGTGCGGAAATCAAAGACTTACCTGATTGAGATGGTCCAAATAGATTTGATACACGACCAAATGGGATACCATTGTTTAAATCAGAACTAAGGATTGCATTCAATGCATGAAATCCAGTGTCTAACCAACCTGTGACATTAGTAATTGAATCCTCACTCAACTTAGCTGCGTAAGGATTCAACTTCTGTGCCATTTTAAATAATGACCCAGCCATGATTAGTCTACAAGTTTGATTTCGTCACTTCCTGCTTCTTGAGCAGCTTGCTTTTGGCGAATGCGAGCATATGCTTCAAGCAATTGGTTGTAGTGATCAGATGCTTCCTTAGATACAACACTGTTATTAAACGAGTGAGTTGATTTAGGGAATGTCCAAGTTGTTTGCGAGTCAAGTGCAAACAATTCTGGGTAATAACTAGGCACAAACTTCAAACCCTGCTTAGGTTTACCATCTGGTGTTGTGCTTAGGTCAGCTTCGATGACATGAGGGCTATCAATAACCACAACTTCATCAGTTTCGTTAATCTTATTTCCAATTAGTAGTCTACCAACTGAATCTCCAAATATAATGATATTTTTTTCTTCCATAGGTATACATAATACCAAACAGAAATAGACAATTCAACTAATTCAACTAACTTTTTAAGAAAAATTCATCCATCACATTAACTTTAGTTTGTTTATTGGGTGCGCGTAGCTCCCAACCAAGTGCAGTATAGAATTGATTAACAACATCCTTAACACCTTTCTCAAACATTAGTTTAGTATCGATTGTAAACAACTTTTCAAACTCTTTCGGATACTTATCTACATACGAGATAACATTTAGACCCCAGCGATTGTTTGTTTTAAGATAAACATACTTGATTTTATCAGATTGCTTAATGGCAGTGTAGTTATTAGCAATACCCATCTCCTTAATCAATGCATTGTAATAATAAGCACCACGATAATGAGCTAACATACCCTTAGCTGTATTCCAACCCGATCATTTTTTTGCATATTCGTTATATTTGTTGGTTGCCTTAATCGCAGCGATCCCATCGATGTCCAGTGCCTTGAATTCATCAAACGCTTGGAAGTATAGGTCATCAGATTGCGAACGATTACCAGTGATGATCATCTTTTGCACGACCTTTTCCACCAATGGTTTAACTTCTTTAGGCATAGCAGCTGAAACAAGAGCAACGCCCTTATATTTCCAACGCTTTTCTTCCTTATCAACATTATATCCTTCCACATTTAAGACATGGAGAATATACTTCTTCTTTTTAATAAAGAATCCCTTATCCGCAATGGCTTCCATCTTGAATTTGAATCGACAATCGATTGAATTCAGGTCATCAACACCCCAATTGTGGATACCTTTGTTCAAGTTGTCTTCAATAATCGCACAGAGTTTAACTACTTTCGGGTTTACGTTACCATTTTCATCCAAGAATGGGATACCCAAGTGTTTTACCACCTCATCTATACTCATATAAGCAGAATCGTGTATCATTATAACGGATAAAATCATAACCTTCCTTAACATTTGCTAATTTAAATGCGAGTCTGTTTAAAATATCACATGATTCTTTAATAACACTCTGACAAGTGAGAGTAATCGACTCGGCAATGTCGATATCCGACATACATGCATACTTATTGCCCAGATATCCGTAACAACTGTTAATGAAAATCTTTTTTGCGTATTGCATAACATCAAGTTCAATGTTTTCAGCCTTGAGTTTATCTACTTCATCAACATGTTGATCCTCGATACCCTTAAGTTCCTCAAGTCTATCCATGTTTTTACCAATAATCTTTCTATCACTGACACGCATGGTGTAAACTTCATCAACCATCTTAGGAAAGATTACCTTTTTTCTTCTGAGTGAATAAAATATTCGCTTTACTTAGAGCTAGATCGTTTGCCTTACACAATTTATCTAGATTTTCTCGTGTCATCTCAGTTTGATTGCCCGTATTGTCCTCTACCACAACATTTCCGTTCGATCTTTCGATGACTGTCCCGAATTTCGTCTCAGGTGAGGTGTTTAGGGTGATCATTGTCATTGGATATAGTGAATTCAAGTCAAATGATACAATATTATCATAGATACCAGGTATGGGTTCCTTAACATACGCTCCTTCGAACTTACCCCACACGATATCATTCTTAACGAACGTAGGAATAACCTTACCTTCCTCATATGAGTTAACTGCACAGTATCCATTAACGATTGGTAGCGTATCCAATGATTTATTCAACGGAGTTAGACCCATATACGCCAACATACGAGCAACCTGCATGAATTTAAGTTTTTCCTCCAATAATACCAATCCATTTACGTCTTCGATATTATATAGAACGAAAACATCCCAATTATCATCAGCAAGTTGGGCAAGATTGGATGATTCGAAGTCAACCTTACCTTTACCAACCTCGATTGTAAGAATTGTATCCAATTTCATGTTTGGAACTGGATTCATATTGAATTTAGCGTATACTTCTTGATAACACAACGTTGTGACACCTTGCATCTCAAAATCCTGAACTTCTACTGAATATTGAGCACTAATCTTCTTTTTACGGATGAATTCACGCACCATACCAGTTGGAGACAGGCGATTTACATGACGCATACTCAGACGCTTACGGATTCTATTGACAATATATGGAATATCGAACACCAAGTTCCAACCCGTTACTACATCTGGGTAATCTACTTGCCAATAACTCAACAATGCCTCCAATAATTCGTTTTCAGTGCGATGAGTAGTCACAGTAAGAGTAGAACGCTTATTGATATCATCATATCGCTTCTTATTTTCTCCAACAAAACCAGATGGATCAAAATCATGCTCTAAACAAAAGATTCTGAACTCATTTTTTAATGAATTATAAATTGTTACAACATTGATTGGATGATTAGCCTCCCATGCTTCGGGGAATTCATCAGGCGAGTATACCTCAATATCAATATAGAAAATAGATAGATCAAATTTTGAGAAATCCTTTTTCTTATTGTGCTTATGGAAAGCATCAATCAGGAAATTTTGTTTAACATCAAGATTATTGTAAATACGATCAATGTCACCATTCTTGATAGACTGTCTGCGCTCATAATCGTTTTGGAATGTATGTTTTTTTAACTTTGTTCCGAAAATAGACTTAGCATCAGGGTTACTAACCCCTGTTTCAGTGTAGTAATACGGTTGATATGGGATATTGCGAACGATCCGTTCACCCTTGGTATTCCAAGTGAACAGTTTCATTTCTGATGTTCTATTATTATATACAATATTTCTATACATTATTAATTTGATTTAATTTGATACGTCGAGTGTCTTGGTAGTCATATTTATACAACTCTTCCCACATGTCGATATTGTCCTCAAGCCAGAATCGTTCATCGATCAGAGCACGTGACTTTCTAACAGCCTTCATATAGACTCCAGCATCTTGTGTCAAGTATTTAATCCGATCATGTAGCTCATCAGCTGTGTTGAATTTATACAATGCATCATCATATGTGCAGATATCTTGACAAATAACTGGATACCCATGCGCACCACCCTCAAGTAACTTAATGTTACTCTTAGCCATATTAAAAATGTTTTTAGCCAAAGGTGCAATCAAAATATTTGGTGCGATCTCATTAATCTTATAAGCAAAGTCATGAAGCGGAGTGAATTTATGAAATTCAATCTTACCTGATCTAATCAAATCAGCAACACCTCGCGGAAACCCACCAATAAAAATCCATTGGAAGTCTTTCACAGTCTTTCGAACTAAATCTTGAATATTTGTGAAATCATCTTCGACTGATCCTGTTACACTGAAATGACTACCAGCACCCGCATATAAAATTCTAGGTTTGCGCTTGTTCTTAGAAAAATTTACTTTTAGTCTATCCTCATTATAAAATCTATCCATCCAACTTTTAGGTAATCTATTCGGAATACATGTTATTTTAGTGTTGGTCAATTTGTCTCTGAAGTAATCAGCCATAAAATTTGTCGATACCGTGACCTCATCCGCAATATTCATCATTTCGATGATATTACTTTTTATTTTAGGACTAGCAAACCCATTTCGATTTCGATTATACAACGGGATGTCATCATAAAATGGAATATCGTCCAACTCATACATCAATCGAACCCCATGCTTTTCAGTCACCTTCCGTAGATTCTTGTAAAACACATATTGCTCATTTGATGCAAACCTCTGGATACGTAGGAAGTTTAAGTTCTCGTAATACCTTGGATCACCGTTCACCTTTTGTCCATATGTATACATATCCTTGACATTTGTCGTGGCTAGTAGATTATTAGCCCAAATAACTCGATAATGAGCACATGCACCAACATCCGCTATTTGATTATAGCCATGTAGTCGATCATCCTTAACAATTGGTGGTCTTGGTCTTGCTGGTCTTACTGGTGGTTGAGTAAATCTCTGCGCCCCTCCGATAATATTCGGTAAATTTCTTGGTTTTCCTATCATGATCTCACCAGTTTATCACACTGTTTTTTATATTTCAACTCTCAATCTTTTTGATTGCTTGTGAACACATTGGTTTATTTACTATAAATAAATATACAGGCTAAACAAAAATCTAAAAATCTTTGTCGTTTAGACAAGGGGGATTGTAAATTTTTTTTAGGGGGGATTATTCATTTATGTAAGACTAATATATGGTTAACCCTTGACTTAGACCAAATCCCATGGTATTTCCGTAGTAATGACAAATATAAAGAACTCATCCAACAAACCATCCAACTACCAAGATGGATTCTATATCTACACATCCAGTTCACTATTGGAAAAGTGTAATTTAGATGATGAATATGAAAAAATATTTCATGATAACCCAAATACTAGGATTACACGAGAAGGATTAGAGGTTCATATGTCAATGATGATCAATTATTTAACATATTACCTCAATCATCACTCATTAACAAGCCTTAGTAGTAAATTCATACGTAGAGCATCGAATAGTTACTACTACAAACTATGTTTAAACATACTGAAACGGAATAAAATCTTATTCATCAGGGGTATTGGGGGCAAAGAAAGTTACCTGACAGGTAGTTATTGTAAGGATTATAAATTTAATTACAATATTACACGGTTGGAATATGATACAGCCAAGCAAGTCAGAGTGAATGATGCGAGATTGATCAATAAAATTCAAAAAAATGATCAATTGGCTATCCCATCTCAGTTTGAAGATCGTTATGAGAAAAGAAAAGTGTCGTTCACGAGATTAATTGGACAAAAACTGATCAAAAAAGCCAAATCATTGATATCCATGGCACACAATGCTCGCATTATTAAAAAACATATGAAGATGGGATCAATGTTTATCGAATCAAGGATTTTAAAGGAACGATTGGAGTATGTTAAGAGGAAATTAGCAGGTAAATTCCTTAAAATTAGTGGTTATCGACTATCTGATAGATATTACAAATTAATACCACATCCAAAGGTTATCAATAAGATGATTANTCGTTGGGAAATTTTAAGTCAAACCCATAAGAAATGGGAAGTGTTCAATGATTTTGAACTGAGATTGACTGATAAATTAGGGTTCCCATGTTTAACGAAGCATAAGTTTATGCAAACATGAACTTAGTTTGAATAGATTTAAATATCTTTTGATCNAAATANNTTAAATCATATGTTTTAATAAACGAAGATAACTTAGAATAATTCTTTTTGATGTTCATATCCTTAATTTTAGGTATATTTGTCATCAAAGTCTCATATGATTCGGGATGATCAAGAAAATCTGCATATGATTCATCAACAATCAATGCATTTATAGGAATTAGCTTATTATGCTTTCTTAATGTTCAGGTGATATGTGTGGATAAATGTATCCCTATCAACATATTCTTGAAATTCAGACTGTTCTGGTCTGCCGATGATGTAAAACACCCTTTTATCACTAGATTCAAGGGTTTTAATGTATTTTTTAAGGAGATGATTGAAAAACAACTTCTTATAATACGGAGAGTTTGGATTTATCTCAGTTGGATCAATCCCTTGGTCATAAAATAGGTCAATAATGCCTATTTCCGCAGGGATATAGATATCTGTAAAGAAATTCCGTATTTCATAACCTAATACATTCATAACAGGTTATAATATAACACATTTACTCACTTAATGCGAACTTTTCATACAATGTTTGTATGTCTTTGTATTTTTTCTTAACCTGTTTAGTTTTCTTAGTCATTTTAGCCTGTTCTGGTAGCCAAGTTAACTTAAAAAACTTCTGTGGGATAACTTTATTAACATATACACCATACTTATCGTATGTCCACTTCTGATTCATAGAGAAGCTACGTGATCCATCGTGCATCTGGAAGGTTCCCTTGGTATCAATGACGATTTCAGTCTTGTCATCGTGCAATGACAGGAGCTTATGCTTGTCTTCAAGTAGGTTCCAGCGTTCACCCTTGATCAACCAGAAGTCAGGAGAGAATTTATGCGGATGAAACAAGTGTTTCTCTACTGTTTTCGTCTTAGTCTTGAGCTGTTTGATCTCAATGTATGTTTGTTTATCACATAATTCATAAGATTTATGATTATATTTAAATGATTCAAGAAACTTATACTTAACTGCTTCCTCACACCAATAATAAAATTCCAGTTCCTCTTCCGAGTCGAATTCTACCTCATTGTAAACTATTTTATCTTTACGATTTGCTTTTGCCATTCTTCTTTTTCTTCTTTTTTGCCTTCTTTGGGCGTTTAGTTGTTATTTGATCTTCAATCTTTGGGCGTTTAGCCATCTTAGGTTTCTTATTTCCACCAAATATGTTTCTAGCATCACCTGGTGCATAAAAATCACTAGAAAAAGTTGAGTCAGCTGTTCCACCAACACCAACTGCCCCCGTATCCATCTCTTTGATGATATCAATCTTATTGAACTCCATCTTATTGTTAGTTCTCTTCAAGAAAGCGTAATCTACAAGGTGTCCGTTTTCGATAACTAGAGTCTTATCCTCATAATTATCCACAAATGTTATTTCAATACCCTCATCTAGTTTAGTAACAGAAGAAATCTTACGATATACACCTGACCCCAATCTAGTCATTGAATATTGAATAACATTTGTCTCCTTAATAAGAGAACTTGGGTCTTTTATTTCAATATGTTTTTTATGAAATAAATTATTGGTCTTTTCAATGAATCGGTATTCGGAAAGTTCCTTTTCATTTAATTTAATCTCCCTCTTGATATCATTATCTAGGTATGATAATATAATATCATTGTTTTTAGATTCCAATTGGAGAACTGGTTTGAATTTATTTTCACCTCTCTTTGTGAAGAGGATATTTTCTAGAAACATATTTTTAAAAGTAGCCATAGTATAAGTATTTAGTAACAACATATGAAAAATCAATTAATAGAAGAAGCATACAAAGCAATCCAAGAAGAAGTTAAAGAGTTGTATAAGGATCATGTAATCGATGAAACCAGATTACGTGATGTTCAACTAAAGCATCCAACTGATCGAGCAAAATGGGTAGAAAAAAAACACCTTAAAAAAGCGCAATTAAAGGATTTGCGTATTCAATTAAGAGATTTATTAAATGATGCAACCGAGTCACTACATAAAGCAAAGAAGAAAAACGGTGAACCAACTAAGAGTAAAGCGTATTGTGAAAACTTAGTTAAGAACTCTAAGCAATATAAGGAACTTGAGTCTAAGGTATTTAAATCTGAATTGATTTATGAGTTTTTTGAGGATGCTGTTGGTAGTATAAGCAGATTCCAGTGGGATATTTCAACATTTGTTAAGACAATTGATATTGAGGAACGATAATGATTGTTTCCTACTACAACGGGAATCGATGTAAACTCGATGTTCATGATGAGCATTTTAGTTTAATTCGAGAACATTTCTCATATGATGACCCAGCTGCTAGGTTTGCCAACCGTGATGGTATACCTAGACGCAAGTATTCTATAACCAAGGTTGGCTATATGGATATTGGATTACTATGGGACGTTATTAAAGTATCCAAGGAGAATAAATGGGACATTAAGTTCAAGGTAAGTCCACTTGTTAAGAGTCGGATGATGAATACATTAAACATCCCTATCTTGAATGTTCCTAACGAGCAAATGAAGCACAGATATTACCAAAAGGATAGTATCATTAGTGGATTCAAAGTAGGTAATGGTATCATTGTAGTTGGAACAGGTGGTGGTAAGTCACTTATCCTAGCATCTATGATGGAAAGTATACATTCAATCGATCCTAATTGTAAAATGATGCTAGTGGTTCCCGATGTTGGTCTAGTTAATCAGATGTATGCCGACTTTGAAGAGTATGAATGCTCATTTACCTACTCTAAATGGATGGGTGGGTGTGATTTAGATGATTCGTCTAACCTAGTTATCGTTCATACAAAATATTTACAAACATTTAGTAAGGAAAAAATTAAACAATATGATTCACTTTTTAAAAGCATCGACTACCTCTTTCACGATGAGGTTCATCTATTCCACTCAAATTCTGGTAGCATACCTAAGTCCACTAAGTTACTTACTTCCTATGACTATGAGCATAAGTTCGGTCTAACAGGTTCAATGCACAAGGAAAGCTACACTCGTGATAAGATCGTTGGGTTCTTTGGTGCAACAATCTACGAAAAGAACTCAAAAGAACTCCGAGAAGAGAAATATCTTAGTGATGTTGAGGTCAATATGATCAAATTCAATCATATTGATCCAATGGGTTTGTATAAATTTGATAAGAACACACATGCTACTGAAGACTACAACTTAGAGATCGATCATGTGTTAAATTCTGAGTTTAGAAATAATGGAATCGAAAAGATTGTAAACAATCTCAAGGGTAATGTATTGATTTTAGTAGAACGTATCGCCCAAGGTGAGGTTATGTTTGATCGTCTGTCTAGAAACTCCAATAAGACAGTGTATTTTATTAGCGGGGCAACTAAGGGTGTGGAACGTCAACGTATTATCGCTGAGATGGAGAAGAATGATGACATTATATGTATTGCTATGTCGAAAATCTTCTCAACTGGTGTTAGTGTTAAGAACATTCCGTTTATTATCTTCGCATACTTAGGTAAAGCTTGGCATAAAACTGTTCAAGCTGTTGGTCGTGGTTTAAGATTACATGAGAATAAAGATAAACTCAGACTATTTGACTTATACGATAACCTAATGTATAGTAGTAAACATGCAGATGAAAGAAAAAAGATATATCATGACCAAGATATTAAGTTTAAGGAATTCAAAGTAAATGAGTGATATAGTTAAAGTAAAAAAGAAGAAAGGGAGAAAGCCAGGTAAGTATTATATCTCCAATGATGAACTAATTCACGAAATTAGACTTTATTATAAATCGAAATCTCAGATACCTCGACAACTAGGGTTATATGTTCTTAAGATCGTAGACGGAGTTGCGCATTCCCCCAATTTCATCAATTATTCATATAGAGATGAGATGGAGAGTGATGCATTATATAGAATTACTAAAGCTATTGCGGATCGTGGGTGTATCATATACCCTGATGAGATTTTGGGTGAAATTATATACAAAGAGGTTGAGGATTCCACCTATATGTTAGACAATGATGGTAACTTGTGTAAAGATAGTAACGGTAAGAAGATTCCTGCTAGTGGTATTATCCAATATAAGGTGGATCGATCTAAAGAATACCTTCTAGACAAGGAAGGTAATCGTATTCCCAAGGTATATGAGAATAATCCGTTTGGTTACTTCACTATGATCGCATGGCGAGCGTTCCAAGGGAGAATTAAACTAGAAAAGAAGTTCCATGAGACGAATGAAGCATTTAAAGACAAGGTTTATACTGAATTTGAATCAGAATATGGTATAAGTCATAGCGATACATCTAGTGAAAGCGATACACATTCCTATGAAGACACTGAACTGTAAACAAATTGCCTTAGTTGGTGATCCACATATTGGGGTAAACAAAAATTCAAACGAATTCTTCGATATAATTGGAGAATGGTTTGATTATTTCATCGCTGATCTCCAATCGAGAAATATTTTTAATGTTTTCATCTTAGGTGACTGGTTTCATTACCGTGATGAGATTGCAGTTGATGCATTATCATTTGCAACAAGCATTTTGAACAAGTTCCCTAAGAACATGAACGTTTATATGCTCACAGGGAACCACGATTGTTACCTGAAGGATACTTCTGAGATTCATTCGTTGGGTGCTTACGATAATTGGGATAATGTTTTCATATATGATGTAAATACAACCCTTACTTGTGGTGATAAGACAATTTCTGTGGTTCCTTGGGGGTGTGATGCCTCTGAATTACCTAAAGCTGACTATATCTTCGGTCATTTTGAAATTAAGAACTTTAAATGGAATGCACATAGCATTTGCACGGATGGTATTGACTCGTCAGCACTCGTTAGTAACGGGTCTACTGTTTATACTGGTCATTTCCACCAGAAGCAGACTAAAGATTATAAGAAGGGTCAAATTAACTATGTGGGTAGCCCAACCCAACACAATTTTAATGACGTTGGTAACAAAAATGGGTATCATATCCTAGATATCCCCACTGGTGATTGCGAATTTGTTGAAAATGAGGGATTCCCTGAGTTTAAATATATTAGATTATCAAAATTAAAGGAAGTTAAATCATCTGATCTAAAAAATAACTTCGTTAAGTTGTTTATCGATGTCCCAAAGGTGACTGAGAAGCAGATTGAGAAGATTTTAACTAAGTTTTGGAGTCTAAACCCAAGGAATATTGTAGTTGAGGATAAAAATGTAAAGAATTTAGTTGAAACTTCTGAATTATCTGATAATATTAAGGAAATTGATATACTAGCGTGTATCAAAGAGTTTGTAGACCTATTGGATACAAAGTTAGATAAAGAAATAAAGGAGAAGTTAAAATATTATTATGACAAACAACAAGAAAAATAAGCTAGAGAAGGTGTTAACTGAAATCGGAGGTCGATTCTGCACTGTTTCTCATAAGCGCAAGAACAAGGTATCACGCTACTGTGCAAAGATCGTTGGTAGCACTGCTAACTACATCAGCATCATGGATGTCAACACAGAAAGTGTTGTAAAGATGAGTAAGGATGCCCTTGTTTCCCTTAAGTGTGGACAAAATCAGTTCGTTGCCTAAATGGTAAATGGATTTAAAGTTGGATTGGGGATTGTAACATGTGATCGTCCTGATTATTTGTTACAATCCTATCAATCTGTTGTAAACAACTGTAGGGATTTAGATATTCTATCTGTTGTTAATGATGGGCAACATTTCTCAAAGGAACTATCGTCTAAACTAACTACCATGTCGTTCATGCGTGTTACCGAGTCGTATACCCATGAACATTGTCCACTATATCAGAATGTTGCTGTAGGTAAGAATGATATTATGGAGCAACTCCTTTATAGAGGTTGTGATTACATCTTTGTCATGGAAGATGATATGATTATCAAGTCTCCTGACGTATTTAAAGCTTATATAGAGGCTATGGAAGCGTCTGGGATCAAACATATGAACTTCGCCAAACATGGGCAAGCAAATGCGGTAAATGGGGTCATTAAACCCAAATCATGGGTCAATTATGATGGTCATAAGGTCGGATTGTATCCAAATCTTGTTGGATCACTCAACATTTTTCATAAAGATGTATTAAATGAGGTAGGATTATATGATACGGAGTATCATAATGCATATGAACACATTGATCATACATATAGGGTGTGTCAGACTGGTAAATACCACCCGCAATTCTGGAATTTTGCTGATCTAGTGGATTCAGAAGAATATGTTACTGAAATTGAGGGTAGTATCGAAAATACAACTAGAAAAGATGTATCTGAACATGTTAAAAACGGATATAATAGATTTATTGAGAAGTATGGTATTAGAATCAACCAAGTCCCTCGCGTATCAAATAAAGAACTTACACAAAAACTAATACAATTAAAGCCATGAAGATAGATTTTTCAGATATTAGTATAATCTCACATGTTAGGGTAGATAATCCTGATCGATTAAAAAATTTTAGGATTAGGAATGAATTTTATCGCAAATATTGCGATAATTTGGAAATGATTCATGTTGAGGATGATGTTAAAACTAAATGTAATCCCAATCCTGTTGACAAATATATGCTAACTAATAATTCGGGCATATATAATAAGAACGCATCATATAATAAGGGAGTTGAGTTATCCGATAGAAAATATTATCTGTTCTTGGATGTTGACTGCGTTATTTCCCCAAATGTTGTTAAATTAATGGCAGATCAGTTTGGTGGTGATTCAGTAATATATCCATATAAGAAAGTATTATACTCAACTAAGGCGTTTGCGCAACATTTTGCACAAACTATGTCAACTCAGTCATTAGTTGGATGTAAACCTAAGTGTGGTCGTGTATTTATGGATTCCTGTGGGGGTGCTATATTACTTAGCCGTGAGATGTTCGTAAAAACAGGTGGATTCAACCCAAACTTCACTGGATGGGGGTATGAGGATACTGAATACAGGGATAGATGTAAAAAAATGGAAACACGTATTGTTAGACCATCCGACGATATAACAATGCTACACTTATTCCATGGAGAACACTCATTTAATAGATCAAAACAAACTCGATCACTCCAATATAAACAAAACAAACGAGAATTGGATAAGGTTAGAGGTATGACACCAGAACAATGTGTAAACCACATGAAAGGATGGGATATTTATGAAGATTAATATATTTGATAAGAATTTTATTACATATGATAAATCATCTACCTTTGGTAAAGCACCAAGGTCATTTGAGTATGTAAAAAACCAACGTAATTTTGATGGGATCACATTATTTACTGATAAGTGTTTCAATCAAGTGCATAACGCTAACTCAAAGTATAATATCGCTTGGCAAGTAGAGTCTCCTGTTCATTCGGATAAAGATTTCTACCCAATGTTGAAATATGCTGACAAATTCGACATGATCTTCACATATGATGAAGAATTAGTTCAAAAAAACCCAAAGAAGTTCAAGAGAGTTAACTTTGGTGGAACAACTGTATCGAATCCTATGATGTATCCAAAAACCAAGGACATTTGTATTGTCCATTCGGGTAAGAACGATACACCTAATCACGCAAAGCGCGTAGAGGTTATCAAGAAATACGATATAGACGTGTATGGTAAGGTAACTGGTAAGCGATTTAAGAACATCCAAGACATATATAGGGATTATCGCTTCGCAATTGTTATCGAAAATATCAATCATGATAATTATTTTTCGGAAAAGTTAACAGATGCAATGGCTTGTGGAACTATGCCCATTTATTGTGGGTCATTTAAGAGTGTAGATGCATTATTTAACCCAAGAGGGGTATGTAAATGGGACTCACTAGAATCATTGGATGCTAGTATGTGGTCGGATCAGTTTGATGAGGCGTTTTATGAAAGATACCGTGATGGTATCGAAGATAATCTAAAAAAAGCTACAACAGAATTTTATACCAACGAAGATTGGTTATACAACAACTATATAAGGAACTTTATTAATGAACAAGAACGATAATTTTGGACATCCAAGTGGTATGTTCTGGTATGATGACAACTTCGCCTTCATCCCAGTGCCTAAGAACGCATCATCTACTGTCAGTAGTATGCTTAACCTACGGAGTAACGTTGGTTATGCTAATGGTGACATGGATAAACTAACTGAGTTGAATACATTTGCTATTATTAGGAATCCATATACTCGTATTATCTCAGCATACTCAGAAATACTCAAGTTGCGTCCAGATGGTGGGGTTGCTACAACCAGACAACTTCCCTTTTTTAAGGTGAGTGACCCAATTAGGAAGTTTGATCAATTCATTCGCGATATACGGGAAGAAGGGTTCTATGATGCCCATATTCAACCACAATCATACTATATTGCAGATTACCCTGTCGATAATTTACTTAGATTTGAGCACCTACAAGAAGACTTAACTAAGATGCTTCATGATAATGGGTTTTCTGCATTCAATACACAAAATAAGAATGTATCTAAATTAAATAAGAACATATATATGGACTATATTAATACTAATCGAACTATTGGGTCTATTATACAGAGCCTGTATTCAGATGACTTTAAACTATTCGATAAATTAGCAGATAATTATGAATAATTTGATAAGCATGGAAGGTAAGAACTTCGGGGATGCTCTAAATTCAACATTATATAAGTTTATAAGTGGAACGGATTCGGTTCATCATAAAATGGGCTACACTGGTGAGGCATATATGATGATTGGCTCCATTTTAAACCAAGCTAAGGCTAAAACTATTGTATGGGGTTCAGGTATTGCTCAAACTCATGGTGATATTGGGCTAAAGTGTGACATACGGGCTGTTCGAGGTCCATTATCAAAATATTTTGCTGATCTAAATGGTATTGAATGTCCTGAAGTGTATGGTGATCCTGTATTACTGATGCCTCGTTACTATAACCCAGATGTTACTAAAAAATATAAGCTAGGTATTATACCACACGTGTTAGATTATGGTTATGTTTCAATAACTGGTGATGATATCACGGTGATTGACTTATTACAGTCATATGATGAAGTAATTAAACAAATAAAATCGTGCGATAAAGTCATATCAAGCTCTTTACATGGTTTAATTGCTGCGGATGCGTATGGTATTCCTTCAAAATGGGTTGAATTCGGGGATAGAGTAATTGGGGGTGGATTAAAATTCCAAGATTATTATCAATCTATTGGTTATATGGATGAAACTCCACTTGATTTTAGAAATAATGATGTATCTATAAAAAATACATTGACAGCAATTGTTAAACATGATATCCAATTGGATATAGACATGCTATATGATGCGTGTCCCTTTAAAAAATAGATTATGCACGAAGAATATGCACATATAGGAGAATTACACTTTAAAGTAATGGAAGAAGTTGGAGAATTACTCCAAGCTTACGGTAAAGTGGGTCGATTTGGGGCAATGAGTAAGCATCCTGATCGCCCAGAAGGGTTAACCAACGCTGAACAAGTCATTATGGAGTGTGAAGACGTTGTAACACGTGTAAGAGAGCTTAAAGCTGAGATGTATGATGTTATGCGCGTTGAAACCAACAAGGCTCTAACTGAGGCTATCGAAACTGGTGACATGACTGAAGATGATGCAGCTCAGATTCTATCTGAATCAATTAATTCAGAAGTAGAAAGCTGTGTTGTTGATAATATGAAAGATATGAATGACATTAAATTAGTTTCTGCACTAGTTGATGAGTTAGATGAGAACATTCAAACACCTGGTGTCTCAATCAGGGAGGTAGATTAATGTTAAAATTTAAATCACTATCAGTAGAGAACTTTTTATCGATTGGTAAAGACCCAATTGAGGTATCCTTCATTGAAGGTCTCAGTATTATCACTGGAACTAACAAAGATAAGGATGATCGAAGTAACGGAACGGGTAAATCCTCTTCCATGGAGGCATTATACTTCGGTATAACAGGTAAAACCCTCCGTGGACTGAATAAAGCGGATATTGTAAACAAGAAAACCAAGAAGGGAACCAAGGTTACAGTCGAATTCAGTAAAGGTCCGACTGAATATAAGATCGTTCGTGGTATCAAACCATCTATCTTGACAGTTTACGTAAATGGTAAGGATGTAAGTCGCGATAGTATCTCAAATACCCAATCCGAAATAGATAATGTTATAGGAATTAACGAAGATGTTATAAAAAATTCGGTAATTATGGGGATTAATCAGACAATCCCATTTATGGCACAGACTAAAGTTGAAAAACGTAAGTTTATTGAAGGTATTTTCGATATGACTATGTTTTCTGACATGCTTAAGATGTGTAGAAAGGATTATAATGAGATCGCTAAGGAACTTACTGCACTAACATCCCAAACTGAAGAGAAAGAACGCAACTTTGATACATATAAAGAACAAGAATCGAAGTTTGAAGAGTCTAAGAAGTCTCGTCTGTCTGATGTATCCGAGCGTATTGGTGAATTGGATACAGGTTTGTCTAAATTACTTGAAGAATATAGTGAAGTTGACTTATCTGATGATAAAACTGTATGTGAGGACAGTATAAAAGACTGTAGATTGAAGAGTGAGAAATTTAGAGATAAGAAAACGGAGATTGTTACTGTAAATAATCGATTCTCATCTGAGATTAGTGCAATCCCATCTAAGATTGAAGAGGCTAAGAAGGCAACTACATGCCCTAAGTGCAATCGACCATATGATGATCATGATGAAGACCACTTAAGAGACCGTATCCGTGAGTTAGAAGAACAGGTTCCAAAATACATGGCTAAAATTGCTAAGAACGAAGCAGCTATTACCAAGATTCAGACAGGTATTGATAAATTTAACGATCAGATTAAGTCCAAAGAACTATCTCTGCGCGAAATCCAAGCTAAGATCATGGAAAATAAGGTTCTAGCTACTCGTATTGAGGATTATAAGCGCGATATTGATCAATTAAATAAAGATAAGCAGAAAATTGAGGATGAGAAGAATGAATTATCTGATATTGTTAAGAAGATCGAAGGTGAGATCGGTGAGAATCGAAAAAATATTGGAATTAAGGAGACAGATGTCCAAGTTCTTGATCAGATTAAGTTTATTCTTGGTGAAAATGGGGTAAAATCATTTATCATCAACAAAATGTTAGATATATTCAATAATCGCATCAATGTTTACTTAGATAAGCTAAATGCCAACTGTGTGTTGAAGTTTGACGAGTTTTTTGAGGAAAAAATTATTAATGATAAGAATCACGAGTGTTCTTACTTCAATTTCTCTAGTGGTGAGCGTAGAAACATAGATATTGCGATTATGTTCGCATTTATGGACATCCAGAAGCTCCAAGGTAAGTTTGATTGTAACATTATGGTGTTTGATGAGTTGATTGACGGATCATTAGATGAAGAAGGTGTTGGATTTGTCCTTGACATCCTCTTGGATAAGTGTAAAGTCGATGGACGGTGTGTATATCTTATAACACACCGAAAAGAAGCTGCACAATATGCTACAGGTGATCTAATTCAAATAGAAAAACAGAACGGAATCAGTAGAAGGGTATGAAACGAAAGAAAGTTAAGATGGTAGTAGAGCAAGTCATCGGATGTGATGAGGTAATTGCATTAAGAGATAGACTCAACCTAATTATCGATGATAAGAAGGGAATGAAGTTGATTGACCAAGAAATTATTACATTCTCATTTGGTGTGTATGGCAGAAAACTTCGAATTAATGAATTATCGTTAAAGGAAATTGAGGGAGAAAACCTTAATCCAAGTGAATTAAATAAATAATTACACTATGAGACTATTTGAACAAAAACTCCAAGAATATTATAAGAAGAACAATCTCGAAGAGAATGTTGACGCTGATCCACAAGATGCAGCTGAGGAAAAGAAGCTTGAAAAGGTTGATGACGAACTCCGTAAGGAAACCATCAAGGGCAAGGAAGCTGAATTAAAGGCTACTAAGAAGCAAAACCAACAAAGACAACAAAATGGAAGCGCACTCTAATAAATCATTCCTTCAAATCATTGAAGAAGAAAAAGGTAAGCTACTTACTGAAGCGGAATTCGTTAAAGGTAATGAAGATAGCGAATTGCCTGATAGTGGTCAAGATGAAGCTCCTGAAGAACAACCTCAACCTGAAGAACAACCTCAACCTGAAGAACAACCTCAACCTGAAGCTCCTGAGCAACAAACAGATGATGTTGGTGCATTCAATAGCCGAGAGGTAGATATTTTAAACACTGCACTTAGATTATATAGAGATAATGATAAGTATAGTATTGAATCAAAAAATGATCTTGGACAATTGTTCGACCAAGGTCATCATCAACAGCTACTTGATCGGTTGATTGGTGTAGCTGACGAACTAATCAACTAATAAAAAAACTTATGACCGAAGGAATCCAAAATATTAAGGGAGATATTATATCTATCTATGAAAACGATGGCAGCAAAGCTGATGCAAAGCGATACATCCGAGAAAAATTAGGACTTGGGGAAACTCAAGCTAAGACATGGGCAAAACGCATTCATGATGAGTGTATTGCTATGGGTAGTGTGGATGAAGCTGTAGATGATGATGATGAAATTAATACTGTATATGAAGAGGCAGTAATTGGAGTTGAAGAACATTCTGATCCAAAGAAGTTGGACTCTGATTTGGAGTTTGCTGACCAATACATTTATAATAAGGAGGAAGATAATTACATCTTCTTACTTGATAAGAGATTTGGTAAGAATGTTATCCTAGATGGCTCTTCTGTTCGATCTATCATCAAGAACTATAGTAATTATGATGGCAACCCTGACTCTATTAACAAGGTGTCTATCACATATGGTGTTCCTCGTAACATCATGATTGCTATATTAAAGATTTTAGGTATTACTCACGACTCTATCCCATTCTCACCAGAAGAGTTTGAAGATAAAAAGGTAGATACACTTAAGGATGAATACTTGATGGGTAAGCGTTTTGCTGTAGCTCAACAAATTCAAAAAGCTGACTGGCAAGAAACAGAAAAGGCAGCTAAACTTTGGAATCAGTTTAAGGTTGGTAAATACAACCCATTTATTGAAGCAATCAATGACTGGCAAGCACCATCTGTTCCATCTATTACATCAATCGATGCTCCACGTGATGATAACAAGACATTTATGTGCGTATTGACTGATACCCATATTGGAGAACTGGTTAAACACACGTGGGAAGGTAAGACATTCAACACACAAAAGGCTGTTGAAAATATCGTATCATATTTGAATCAAATTGGAGCTAAACTAAGTGAGCGCAAGGCAGTTCCGACTAATTGTAAGTTAGTTATTATGGGCGACATCCTCAACTCATTCGTTGACGGTATGACACGTAAAGGAACTAAGCTACATAACGATATTATCAATGCTGATTTGTTCAAGGTAGGTCTAGATGTTCTTATTACATTTGTCCAAACACTTCGTTCGATCTTCCCTAACGTTGACATTAGTTGCGTAAAGGGTAATCATGATAGTGAATTGATTTATGCAGTATACTACTCAACATCTCGTTATTTTGAGAATGATGAAAACATCGTTTGGAATATTTCCGATTACTGGTTGGATTCATTTAAGGTTAACAACTGTTACTTTATCTATTCACATGGTAAAGATGATGTGAACCACATTGGTCTCCCAGCTACTAACGGTAAGAAGTTCGAAAGCTTTGTGCAATCACTTCTCCTTGCTAAGATTGAAGAATTAATTGGTGTTCAAAGTAAATACTTTATCTCAGGTCACTTACACTCATATCAACACAATGAGCTTAATGATTTTGAACTAAATTCAAGTTCCAGCTTCTGTTAATGCGGATGACTTTGCTGAATCGTTAGGGTTTAGATCAAAGGCAAGACAGAATTGTTTCATCGTTGGTGAAAATCATATTGAAGACACATTACACTTTTTCTTTGATTAATATATAAATAATTAAAACTAACAATTATATAATATATTATGGGACATGGTAAAGATTTCAATGAATTAGGTCAGATTTATTCTGGCGAACTAGTAACAGAGTCAACTCAAGCTGAGGATGATGTAAAGAAGAAGGCAGGGCAAGACTATGGTCGAGCAATGGCTGATCATTATGCTGATGAAGATGAGGAAAAGAAGGATGACACTGTTGAAGAAAAGTGCGAAGACGAAAAAGATGAGGAAACCGTAGAGGAAGAAGCATCCGAAGAAACTGATGAGGTTGAAACTGTTGAGGAAGACGAAGACGTTGTTGAAGAGGAAGATGAAGAGACTGTCGAAGAGGGTCTTGGTGATCGTATCGGAGCAACTGCTTCAGCTGCAAAGGGTGCAGCTGGTGACTGGATGGGTGGAGTAATGGACGCTATGAAGGGTGACGTTAGTTCTAGACGTAAGAATCCTAAGAAGAAGTTCGAAGACACTAAGCGTCAACGTATTTTCGAAGCACACCTTAAGAAGATTAAAGGAAACCTTAGCTCATTTGTTACTGATTTAGTCAAATTGAAACTAATGGATGAAAACGAAGCGGAAGCATTTGCTAAAGGTGTATATGATCAAGTTACATCTACAATGACTAAAGCAAATCAAAGTAGAGCACTCAAGGGACGTAAGTTCCGTGACTAATCTGATAAGATAATAAATTTCAAACCCCACTTAGAAATAAGTGGGGTTTTTTGTTGAAAAGTATAATACTAAATGATAATATGTCTATATGACAAATCAAGAAGTAAGTAGATATATAGGGAAGACTGTTTTTTATAAAGTTGGCGAAGGTGCATATAGTCGCATACAGGAAGGTGAGGTAATTGCTGTCCGAGGTGATATTGTAACAATGTGCGAAGAGGGTGCTGGGTATCAATCACATTTTGAATCATCTAACATAACTATTGTTCAAGAAGTTGCCCCAATTAAGGCTAGTAACGAGAACACCCAATCAAACGAACAAGTAATCGAAGGTTAATTATGCCATTAATTTCAGTATCAGGAACACAAGGTGTAGGTAAGACTACATTCATCAACGACTTTCTAGCAGCATATCCTATGTATAAGACCCCTGAGAGGACTTATAGGGACATTATCAAGGAGAAGGGTCTATCCATTAACAAAGAGACTAGTATGCGCTCACAGAAGATCATACTCGACTCAATTGTTGAGTGTATTGATCAATATTCACGCAAGGATGACCACATTATCTTCGATAGATGCCCACTAGATAATCTAGTATATAGCCTATGGTCATTAGATCATGGTAAAGGTGATTTGACGGATGAATTCATCACTGAATGTATCCAAGTATGTCGCGAATCCTTAAGAAAACTTGATGTAATGTTGATGATTCCATTATCCAAGCATAATATTGTAACAGATATTGAAGAGGAAAAGGAAACTAGGGATGTTGATCCAGTATATCAACAAGAGATTAATACACTATTCATGGGATTACGGGATTTACGTGAGCAAGGTGATGATGCATTCTTCGTTCGCGACGATTGTGGTCCAATTATTGAGGTATTTGGAACACCTGAAGAGCGTATTGCCATCACAAAATTGTATCTCCGAGAAGATGGTAACTTTTATGGTGATGAAGACTCCATGTTGTTTGGTGCTGATGGTGATATCCTTGGAGATGAGGGAAATATTGTTGATGCTGGTGAGCGAGATCAGTTGATGGATCAATTTGGTCTGGAACCTGAACAGGATTTTGGTGGTCTTTCAGTAAGTAAAGAAGATTTGCTTAAATTCCGCGACCAATATCGTTAATTTTGTGTTATTTATAGACCTAATTAGTATAAACCTAGTTAGGTCTATAAATAATTTTACATGAAAGATAAAAATCTAGTCCATTATTTTGAAGTATCCGATGTTTTAAATCAATTTGTTGCAGCATTCGATAGTATCGTCATTGGGCGATATAGAGGTAGGGATTTGAAGAACCCTGTTCCAGTTAGGTTTACATATGCTCCAAAACAAGCAACATTACATGCTTTAAATAATAAAGCTGAACATATTACCGTTCCTGTTATATCAGTTTCTATATCAGGTATAGCTAGAGACGCTGAGCGTGTTCAAAAAAAGAATACTGGACACTTTATCAATAGAATAACTGAGACTGATCGCATCCCAGCACCTGTTCCTGTTAATATCTCAGTTAATATGAGTATATTGACTAAGACTCAAGAGGATATGGATCAGATTTTAGCTAATTTCATTCCATATTCCAACCCATATATCATACTATCTTGGAAAATTCCTAGTGAATTTACATCTGAGGAAATTGAGCTTCGTTCAGAGGTGTTATGGGATGAGAATATATCAATCACCCAACCAATTGAGAGAAATGAGAGTGATCGCTTCAGAACAGTAGCCGATACTACATTCACAATCAAAGCTTGGTTGTTTAAGAGACATGATGATAACCCAATGGGCAATATTTTCGAAATCGATGCTGATTTCTATCCGATAAAGGAACTTGGTGAGGTATTGAGTGATTTAGATGTAGTTGATCAATTGGGTTTATCCGCATATCCAGACTTTTCATTCCAACAAGAGGTTAGACACGTTATTGGAACAACTCCTACACAAAAAATTAGAAAGGAACTAACTTTTCATACACAGATACAGTATACTTATCAGCTGATTCACCAACTATATTCGATGATCCACTAGAAGATCAGGGAGAATTCTATGGTATTCCCTTAGATGTTGATGAATATGATATAATCGATGATAATGTGTTATATGTAAATATTAGAGAACTTCAAGATGTTGGTAATATGCGTATTATTGTAAGAAAATCCTTCTGGATATGCATCAACAGGTGAAATACCAATCATAACCCTATAAATAATTAAATATTATGGCAAGTTTATTTGACACAGTTAAAGGCAATTTCAGAAATGAATTAATGTCCACACTTCAATCCATGTCTCCTTACTCCGCAGCGAGTATGGTTGATATGATTAGCGTAGATAACCCTAAATTCGAGGATTTCTACAACAAGGGAACCAAGCGTGATGAGTTGTTGATGAATCATAGTATTTCCCAAGGGAATCCATATGATAATGCTCATCCGATGGGTGAATTCTCTGCTACAGGGGATTATCACTCATTCATGTATGCGAGTGTTGAGCCTGATAAGATCAAACGACTTCAAGAATATCGATTAATGGCTAGTTATGACTTCATCACTAGTGCGTTAGATGAAATTTGTGATGACTTTATTGTAGTTGATGAGGATGATCACATTTTTACATTCAGGATTGATGATGATGACATGGATAAACAAGCCAAAGAGACTTTGGAGAAGGAGTTTAGACGTATTATACAACATTTTGACTTAGAAAATAAAGGGTTGGGAGTATATTCATAACTTATTAATTGATGGTGAGGTATATTTTGAGCATATTATCTCAGAAGATGAGCCAGATAAGGGTGTTTTAGGTGTATTATCCGTCCCATCCGATCAAATTGACCCTATTTTTAATTAATGTCCAAAATAATGTTGGTAAAGGGGTATCTTTTAAGAAAGCCTGTGTATGATCCAGAGACTAGACAAGTTAAGGAGATCATTCCAGTCATTTTTGACAAGAATCAGATTTCGTATTTCCACTCTCACTTGTGGAATGACCAAAAAACGTTCAGATTACCTCATGTTGAGAAGGCTACTCGTGCATATAAGCAATTAAATATGATCGAGGATAGTATTGTTATCCACCGTTTGGTAAATGCCCCAGAAAAACTTGTTTTCAACGTGGATACTGGTAATATGAGTCAACCTCAGTCCGAGCGATACATTAGTCAACTCGCTCAGAAGTATTGGTCTAAGAAAACTTACGATTCCAAGCAAGGTGGGGTAAATATGTTCAATCCTCAGTCTATGTTGGATGCATTTTGGTTCCCTAAGCGTAATGGTAGCGATGGAACATCTATTGAGAAGCTTAAGGGTGAATCTAACCTTGGCGATTTGCCTGAATTAGCGTTTTTCACAAATAAGCTATATAAGTCACTCAATGTTCCTACAAATCGCCTGATGCCTGAGTCAACGCGCTCAGATGGTGCGGAAATGGTTAACGAAGAGTTGAAATTTGGTAAATTCATTGAACGTTTACAAAAACAATTCTCAGAGACTATCAAACAGACATTTATCACTCACTTGAAGCTTCGCGGATGGTGGAAGGAATATAATTTATCCAATGATTTGATTAAGTTGAAAATGAACCCACCAACTCACTATGTTATGCTTAGGCAGCAACAGATTTTTGAATTGGAAAGTTCTAACTATGCTAATATGGCAGCATCTGAACTTATCTCGGAAACATTTTGTCAAAACCTATATTTGAAGTGGAATGACAAACGTATTCTTGCTAATAGAGAACATTTACGTAAAGAGCAAGGTTTCCTATGGGAACTTCAAAATATTGCAACATATGGTCCAGATTGGCAGAATGAAATGCAAAAAGCTGGGGATGCTGGTGCTGAAGACTTTAATGGTGGTGCTGGTCCTACTGGTGGTGCTATGGGTGGTGATAGTGGATTAGGTGGAGATGACTTCGGTGGCGCACCTGATGAATCTGTTCCACCTGATGGATTGGGTGATGCTGCTCCTGCAACTGCCCCAGCGGATACTGCACCTCAACCAGCAGTTGATGAAGTTTAAATAAAAAAACCCTCACAAATTAATGTGAGGGTTTTTTGTTAATTATTTAGGTCGTTTACAATATCCGTTGAATGCTTTCGGAACATGAACTTCCTTCTTTTTTCTGAAGTCGATACCGATATCTTTCAATGATTCACGAGAAGCATAATAGATTTCAAACTCGGACTTAAGCGCACCTGTTTCAAATTCTACATGTTTAATATGTGAACTAACATCTTTACCCATTTTACTACCAAGATCAAAATCTGGTGTATTGTTGGCTGAACATTCTATAGAATTCATCGATAACATATTATTATCAATTTTACAACTATATAAGGATGACGATATATCGTTATTATCTAAACCAAGTGTTTCTGAGTTTCCACTATCTAGGAATGATCTAATATTACTTTGTGAATCAGTCCAATGTGCGTTGATACTTTGTACCATACCCACTGATACGTATGTTGTTGTTTTTCTTTCATACATACGAACACCAATCACACCACAATTCTTAGCATAGCCTTGAACCTTTNNTGCTCGACTATCACCCTTTGTGGTGAATGTGAATTCAGCTTCAGTTTCATCACTGGTTCTAAACCCTTTGATTGTGATTGTCTGACGAGCATCTACTAAGTAACCAGATTCATAGTCTTCCTTATCATCATTTAGAACAGAAAAACCATCTACTGTAATAACAGCCTTAGCTTTCTTGTATGTGTTATTGGTAATTTTAATTGCATATACTGAATTTTCTTTACCTTCAATATATGTCTTCCAATCTTTAGTATACTCTACTACTTTACGTCCGTTGACAGTTATATCAACAGAATAATTATTTTTATTCATTTTACTTCCTTTTGTTTATTGTTATTTGGACAAGCCCACCATACATGGGATTTCGCATAATTATTTATATAGATATGTAGTTAAATGTCAACAACTAAATAAATATTTCCATGGATATAGAGAGTGAATTAATTTATGAGGCATATTTATTGAACGAAATGCCGTATCGTATTAAAGGTAACATAACTGATAAAACTATTGATAACGATACAAAAAATAGGGAAGAAGCTAACCGTATTGTGCATGATGAAAATTATGAGCATATCGGTGATTTTGGTGGACATGATGTATATGAGTTAGATATAGGGTTTGGTAGTTATTATTTGGATTTAATTAAAGATGGTAAAATACGTCTTCACTACTACTTTAAAGACTATAATGATGATTTCATACAAACCAAGGGAGTATATCAAATACGAGAAGATCGTGGATTGATGCAAGAGTTCTTTATAAACTTTATCTTAAAGGAATATAAGAATGTTGTATCTGATGATAGCTTGACGGATTTGGCTATGGGGTTTTGGATAAAGATAATAACCAAACTACAGAATCAAGCCGAATTTGGTGTGGTTGATCCAGATGGTGAATTCTTTGAGTTGGGTGATATCGAATCACTTAGAGAATTCCATGACTCCACTGAAAACATGCGTAAGTATAATTTTTATATAAAATACTTTGGATAAATAATTGTATGTCAGAACCACTTTCAGCATATTATTCCACTCATTTGAATTCACGAGTTGATTCAATCGAGAAGTTGGCAACACGAAACTTACGTTTTCTTGGTTGTCCACTCATCAAACTAGAACTAGCTAAGGATATGGCATATGAAGCTATTTCTAAAGCAGTTGAGCTTTATACGCAATACACTGAGCCTGATAGGGAATTCTTGTTATTTGACTCTGAGTTATATGAAGAGGGTCGAGGTATTAATATTGAAGCACTTATCAACAATACTCCTGAGTTATCCTCAACTATCGATCCAGATGATCCTGAATCAGTTAGAGCTTGGGATACGGATTTACAAGATTATCGTAAGGTTATCGACGTTGTTAATGTTGAAGAAGGTGAGAATCAGGGAACAAACATCCTATTCACTATGCAATATGCTATGGTGCAGCAAATGGGTGCTATGATGCACTCATCTGGACTAAAGAAGGGGTTTGACCTTGTTACATGGTATAATATGAATGAATTCCTTGAGCTACGTAATAAGATGTTAGCTCTTAAGACATTTTCTAGGTTTGATCAGAATACACAGATGTTAAGATTATTCCCTGAACCAAGTAACGATGGTTCTGGTAAATATTGGGCATTGGTTGAATGCTACTTGGAACCACGTTTCCGTGATTGTTTAAAGAATCACTTTGTTCAATCATATTCACTAGCATTGATGAAGATTATGATTGGTAATGTTCGTGGTAAGTTCAATGGTGTTAATCTATTAGGTAACGGGACATTAAATTACAATGATATGCTACAGCAAGGTTTGACGGAGAAAGAAAAACTCGAAGAACAACTACTCAATGGAACAGGTGGATTCGTAAATGGTGCTCCACCAGCATTCCTTGTATTCTAATATGAAAAAATTTATAGATGTATATTACGAAGGGTTACTTAGTGGTATATCTGATGGTAAGACTATCTCAGATATAGCTAAGAAGCATGGCGTAAAGTATAATCAGATTGTTACACAACTCCGTAAGGGTCGTAGAGTTGAAATGGAGNATACAAAGAGTAAGGATATTGCTATGCGTATTGCTTTAGATCATCTCATGGAAGACCCAGACTATTATGATAAGTTAGCGACAATAGAAGAGGGTGTATATTCGACAATGGAGGGCGTGGATGTTACCTAATGGTAAGTATATCCCAAATCATAGTGGTGAAGGTCATTATGGCTCCCTTAGACGTTTAACAAACGAACCCAAACCATCATTTGAGGTGGTGTTTAAAAAAGGTTGGCAACGTATTGTTTCGATAGGGGAAAACCTATATGCAAATAATTCAATGGTGCGACCAAATGCACGACAAATTTCAGAACTCAAGGATTTGGTTATTGAGAATAATAAAAACGAGCTACTTTGGGATAACGATTCTGAAGATAGGGTAATATGGAGAAATGAGTAGTTTAATTATAGTAGATATACAACCATTCTATGAACCATGGCATAATCACATAACAGACCACGTTATGCAGTATGTTAATAGAAATTGTTCCAAATATGAGAAAGTAGTTTGGTTCTTTAACGATGCTGACGTTGGTGTAAAGAATGATGTGGATGATATGGTCGAATTCGTATACACTAACGGAGTTAAGGAGGACTGCGTAGAGCAAATAAATTTTGTAAACAAACAATATATGTTTTTCAGGGATTGGATGGACGTTATGGTAGATGAGGAATTCATTATCAAGGTTGCTAGATATATGATTCGTAACGGCATTACTGATAGTAAACAAATTGATGAAAATACAATGGAGATGCTTATATTATCATATTTCGATACACCAGAGGGTGTGAATATTAGAGAAGAGTATGATTACTTATTTAAGGATTCTATTAAGATACCCTCATTCGATTGGTCTCAATTACAAGAATTAGGTGAGGTTGATACATGTGGTGGCGGTCGTTATGAATGTTTACTTGAAATTGAAATTTTATTGAAGGTTGTTGGTGTTAAGGTAAATCGCATCGAGTTATTGGTATATGGCTAAGAAACATAGGCAATATAAGCAAGGTATATATCGACCAAGGAACCCAAATAAGTTCGGGGAACATAAGTGCATATATCGCTCATCATATGAGTTAGCGTTTATGAAGTGGTGTGATGATCATCCTCGTGTAATTAACGTTAGATATGAGAAGGTAGTAATACCATATAGGTGTAAGACTGATGGCAAAATGCATAAATATTATTTAGATGTGTTAATAACATTAGTTGAGAAGGATGGTCCTAAAAACTATCTGATTGAGATTAAACCATTTAAACAAACCCACCCACCCAAACCATCAAAACGTAAGAAACGAAAGACTGTTATAACAGAGGCTTTCAATTGGGCTAAAAATTCATGCAAGTGGGATGCTGCTAAGAAATATTGTAAAGAGAATAATCTTAGGTGGACTATAGTGACCGAAAAGGGGTTATATATCGATGATAAGTTCTATGAAGGTAAGCTATTTGGTAAATAATCTAACATATGTAATTCGGTATGAGCAATTTTAATCTCATTATGGTATAAATAATTAAAAGAATTTATATCATATGAATAACGCATTAAAGTTGATAGTTGAAGAAGTGGATTTCGATTCATTCCAATATTTAGTAGAAGAAAAGAACTCTAAGTCTGACCCTAAGTATTATATTGAGGGTCCAATGATCCTTTTGGATGAACAGAACCAGAATGGTCGTGTATACGAAGCGGGTGAGATGAACCCAGCGGTTGAGCGGTATATTAAANNATTTGTAGAAACGAATAGTGCGTTGGGTGAAATGAATCACCCTAATAATCCAGACGTTAATCCAGAACGTGCATGTGATAGAATTGTAATCAACTACGTCAGGAGGGTAATCACTGGATTGGAAAGGCTGTTTGTCTTTCTACACCTATGGGTAAACTTCAAGAGTCTCTAATCCGTGATGGTGTGAGACTTGGTAAGTCAACACGTTGCCTTGGTCAACTCGTGGAACGTAATGGATGTAATGTTGTTATGTCTCCTAATATGATAGCTGTTGATACAGTTATGAACCCAAGTGGTCAAGGTAAGAATGTATCATGCTTTGTTAACGGTATTCTAGAAAATAAGGAATGGAATATCAATTATAATAACGGCAATGAAGAAATATATGATGCGTTCGAAAACAATCTTTCAACCCTTCCTAAAAAGGAATTAGATAAGTATCTAACAGAACAAATTCTTAAGTTCGTTAGTGCATTGCGTTAATATGACACCTTTAAATACATTTTTAAAGGATATTCAAGTTATCGAGGAATCTATCAACGACTATGTTGGTATTTTAGAGGAAGAGGATCAATATGTTAATAATCCCCAAGTAAAATCTCAAGAAAATAAACGAGTATCTAAATATTTCATGAAGCGATCTGACTTTGATCGTCATATTGAAAGTGGAGTTATCACATGGAATAAAATGCATGATGATGGTGGTGGTGACGTTAGAATAGGAACTAATATCCCAGCAAATGCAGTATATTTCGAAGGAGATGTTGTGTATTTCGAAGGTGAAATAGTAATTAACTAAAAATAAATAATCATAACATGGCTATACAATTCTCAGAAGTAATTAAACAAGGTGGTGGAACAATGGAACTTAATGTCCTTGATCCAACTCAAACAGGTGTAGATGCATCTATTTCAACAATTGGGACATCTACCGACAATAAGCAGTGGGTTAAAGTTGGTGCATTAGCTACTGATTGGAGACAAATTTTATCAAGTGAAGAAGATGGATCATANTTAGCTACTATCGAATTAGTTGATGTTACCGAGACTACTCCATCTACAAATGTATTAGGTGTTAAATATAACAAACCTACTCTCGGTGATGGTGAAACAGTTGGTGGTTTACCAATTGTTATGCAATCTAATTTACCACCCCAAACCTTAATCGGAACAGCTACTGATGTATTCATGGTGAACAGCACTACGCTGTTACCTGCTGACGTTCCACTACTACCAACAAGTTTATATATTGGTAATAGTGTTACTGACATTGGCGCAAATACTTTCGACATTGAGGTTACTTTAGAAGGTAGTTTAGCAATTCCAGATTCGGTTACTTCAATTGGTGATTATGCGTTTAACGATTGTTCTGGTTTCGATGGAACACTAACACTTGGTAACTCACTTACTACGATTGGAGATAGTGCTTTTAGGGATTGTAGTAGCTTCATTGGTGAATTAACAATCCCAGATTCAGTTACTTCGATTGAATTAAATACTTTTAGAGGTTGCAGTAGCTTCACAGGTAGTTTAACAATTCCAGATTCAGTTACTACGATTGGAGATAGTGACTTTCAGACTATGTTCTAGTTTCACTGGAACATTAACACTTGGTAACTCAATTACTTCGATTGAGACCGCTGCTTTCGCTGGTTGTTTTGGTTTTACTGGAGGATTAACAATTCCAGATTCAGTTACTTCGATTGGAATAAACGCTTTCGTAAGCTGTTCTGGTTTCGATGGAACACTAACACTTCCTACAAATCCATCATTTACTGCGATTGCCTCTAACACTTTCAACGGTTGTAGTGGATTCGTCGGTAGTTTAACAATTCCAGATTCAGTTACTTCGATTGGAAATAATGCTTTCGATTCATGTCTGGGTTTCAATGGAACACTAACACTTCCTACAAATCCATCATTTACTACAATTGAGGATAATGTATTTAACGGATGTTCTAATTTCACAGGCAACTTAACTATCCCTGATAGTGTAACAGATATTGGAACAGACGCTTTCAACGATTGTAATGACTTCAATGGAACGTTAACACTCGGTAACTCACTCACTGATATCGGAAGTGGGGCTTTCCGAAATTGTTTTGGATTTATAGGCACGTTATCAATTCCAAGTTCAGTTAATCAAATTAGAAATAGTGCTTTTAGGGCTATGGTTAGTGTTACTCGCATTGAGATACATGCTACAGTAGCACCTACAATCAACGCTGCTGCATTTGCTGATATGACTAGTGTAAGTCCTGCTGAAATACACGTTCCATCTGGCGCAACAGGTTATGCCGCATCTTACGATGGTTTAACCGTGGTTTATGACCTGTAATAAATTCTAAGGTATATATAAATAATTATATGAAAGACGCATTAGTAAATATAGAATATAAACACATTAGTCGTGTAGATGAAGATGGTTCAATAACAGATATCCCAGAAGGTTATGAAGTTGTCTCGATCTCAAACGTAAAAGCTGCTGAATTNGAAGCATCTGCTGAATCATTATACTTAGTTGATGGCGAATTAAAGAACCAAGATGAGATGGATGAAATTATTTCTACAGAGCGTAAGGAATCTCGATTCCAGTCGAATGTTGAATTTTTCAAATCTCGTAAGATTCGAAAAATCAAGTTAGCTCGCGATACTGAATACAAATCAATCTTAGTAACATCTGATGGACTCCATTTCAAAGCTGATTTGGAAACAATCATAGATGTTAAATCGATTATCGAGATGTTACCAGATGGTGGAAGCTACGCTGATTATAAATGCGCAGACGGAACTTATAACACGGTTACTAAAGAGCAGTTTAAAACTGCTATTACCGAGGGTATTACTCGTAAGGGTATGGTCTTCGCTAAAGAGAAGGCGTTAGATGATGCTATTGAAGCAGCGACATCATTCGCTGAACTCGATAGTATCGTATGGTAATAAATTAACACTAAATAATCATAACATGGCTATACAATTCTCAGAAGTAATTAAACAAGGTGGTGGAACAATGGAACTTAATGTCCTTGATCCATCATCATCAGGTGTAGATGCATCTATTTCAACAATCGGAACATCCACTGATAATAAACAGTGGGTTAAAATCGGTGTATTAGATACGGACTGGCGACAAATCTTATCAAGTGAAGAAGAGTGGGACATATTTAGCTAATATCAAATTAGTTGATGTTACCGAGACTACTCCATCTACAAATGTATTAGGTGTTAAATACAACAAACCTACTCTCGGTGATGGTGACGCAGTTGGTGGTTTACCAATTGCTATGCAATCTGATTTACAATCTCAAACTTTAATTGGAACAGCGACTGGAACATTAATGCTTACTACACCTACACTGTCACCTGCTGACATTCCACTACTACCAACAAGTTTACATATTGGTAATAGTGTTACCGACATTAGCGCAAATACTTTTGATACTGAGGTTACTTTAGAAGGTAGTTTAACAATTCCAGATTCAGTTACTTCAATTGGAATAAATGCGTTTAGTGGATGCACTGGTTTCACAGGTAGTTTAACACTTAGTAACTCACTTGTCGCTATCAACGACGATACTTTTTACGGATGCACAGGTTTCACTGGTAGTTTAACAATTCCAGATTCAGTTACTACGATTGGAATAAATGCTTTCAGGGAATGCAATAGCTTCACTGGTGAATTAACAATTCCAGATTCAGTTACTACGTTTGGAGATAATGCTTTCAGACTATGTTCTAGTTTCACTGGAACATTAACAATTCCAGATTCAGTTACTTCGATTGGTAATGCTTCTTTCGCGGGTATGGTTGGTGTTACTCGCATTGAGATATATGCTACAGTAGCACCTACAATCACCCCATCTTCATTTAATAGTATGCCTGGTGTAAGTCCTGCTGAAATACACGTTCCATCTGGCGCAACAGGTTATGATGCATCTTATAGTGGTTTAACCGTGGTTTATGATCTATAATATCATTTATTATATATTATTTCATAAAAAACAATAAATAATTAAAATGAAGAACAAACAAGATATTTCTAAAACTCATTAAGAACATTGCTGAAGGTAATTATGCTAACGCAAAGACAAACGTGAAAACTATCATCGAGAAGAAGATATCTGGTAGAATTTCTAATCTCAATAAAATTTCAAAATAAGCTTATACCATGGATAAAATCAAAGAATTACTCAAAGAAATGACTCAAGATGCTCTCTCCGAAGAAAATCTTGATAAGTTAGTTGAAGCAATCGAATCGAAGGCTCAAGAAAAGGGTCAAGAGGGTTTCGACCTTAAACTTGAATCAGCACTTGCTAAACAAGATGCCGAATACGCAGCTAAGCTTGAGCAATTGCTCGAAGCTATTGATGCGGATCACTCACAGAAACTTGAAACTATCGTAGAGGGTTTGGAAAACAAACACTGTGGTATGTTAACAAAGGTTGTTAAGAAATATAAGAATGATTACCTAACTGAGTGTCAATCATTCAAGGATGATCTTGTAAACAAGGTTGATAAGTATTTTGACATCGTTGTTGAAGAACAAATTCCACAAAAGGAATTGAATGAAGCTGTCGAGAACACACGTTCTCGTAAGTTGATTGAAGAGATTGGTAAGATGATCGGACTTGATAAGCTTCAACAAAATGATCTTGTTCGTGAAGGTATCGAAGAAGCTAAGGATCAAATCAAAGTTCTTAATGAACAAGTAACTGCTCTTAAGACAGACAAATCTTCTCTTATTGAAGAAAAGGTAGAAGCAAAGCGCGAAGCTCTTATCGAAGAAAAGTGTGCTGGTCTACCAAAGGTGAAAAAAGATTACGCAAGAAACCTTCTTGGTTCTAAGTCGCTTGAATTCATCAATGAAAACTTCGATCTTACAATTAAGATGTTTGATAAGGAGGATGTAGTATCTTCTGAGCGCATCGTTGAGAAAGCAAAAAAGAAATCCAAGGTTATCTCCGAGGAAATTGATCGCACGGAAAAGGTAGTAGAGGAATCTACCAAAATTGAACACGCTGATCAATACATGGACGACCTTAAGGGTTGGTAAAAAAAAGAAATTTAGACAAGATGTATAAATAATTATACATAAACAATTTAAAAATGAGGTAAATCGCCTGAGTTAAGTAAAAAGACAAACCAATAAACAAAACAAATATTTTAAGGAAAATATAACAAAAAAATTATGAATAAACCATCACAATCTTATATCGGTAGAGACCGTGCTTCTGCACTTCTCTCCAAGTGGGGTAAGGTATTGGACTATTCTTCTGAAAAGGTAAAGCCTATCGAAGAAAGTAACTTACGTCTTAACACAGCGATTCTTCTTGAAAACCAAGAAGCATGGTGCAAGGAAAACGGTGGCGTTATCAATGAAGCAAATTCTGTTTCAGGTGGCGCACTCGGACCAAATGCAGGTGCTGGGTTAGGAACTAACACTGCCAACCAATTCTCATCCGACTCTTACGCATCTGGTGACGCTCGTCTACCAAAGGTGCTTATCCCAATGATTCGTAGAACGTTCCCAGAACTTATCACGAATGAAATCGTAGGTGTTCAGCCAATGTCAGGTCCAGTAGGTCTTGCTTTCGCTCTTCGCTACAAGTATGAAGCTGATCCACTCGGTGGTTCTGGTTATCACGGTGATTCTCGCCCATCCGCTGCTACAGCTGACGCTGACGGTAAGGAAGCTGGTTGGAACTATCTTGATTCCCGTTTCACAGGAACTGAATCTGATCAACTTTCTGGTGATGCAGCTGGTGACTTCCACGTTGCTGACTCTGATAAGGGTGTAGCTGATCTTCTTAAGAACTTCGAGCTTAATGACAACATTCCACAAATGGTGATCTCTTTCGAGAAGACTGCTGTTGAAGCTGGAACTCGTCGCCTCGCAGCTAAGTGGTCAGTAGAACTCGAACAAGACGTTCGTAACATGAACGGTATTGATATCGACAACGAAATGACTAATGCAATGTCATACGAAATCCAAGCGGAAATTGACCGTGAAATGATTATGCGTATGATTCAAGTAACTCTTACTGCTGGTCGTGGTCGCGGTTATACAATCTGGGAGCCAGCTTCTGCTGATGCTCGTTGGTTGGGTGAGCGTAATCGCCACTTCTATCAAAAGGTTCTTGTTGAAGCTAACCGTGTTGCTATCCGTAACAGACGTGGTTCCGCAAACTTCATCGTAGCAACTCCAAATGTTTGTGCAATGATTGAAGCTCTTCCAGAGTTTGAATTCATGCCAGTTAACGGTAACGTTAACACACAACCAGTAGGTATCGCTAAGCTTGGAACACTTGCAGGACGTTTCAACGTATACCGTGACACAAGAACTGAAGCTCAATACCAATATGGTGAGCGTTCCGCAGCACAAGCTGTTGACTACGCACTACTTGGTTATAAGGGTCCAGAATTCTTCGACACAGGTATTATCTATTGCCCATACATTCCAGTTATGGTTCAAAGAACAATCGATCCTGTTCGCTTCAATCCAATCACAGGTCTCATGACTCGTTATGGTGTTGTTGATCATCTCTTCGGTGCTGATCTCTTCTACCACACAATTATCGTGAAGAACCTTGATGTAGCGTTCACACCAGGTGAAACATCCGTGTTCATGCCTGATCTCTACGTCTAATAGCGGAAAAGATATAAATTAATTCAAATCCCACCAGAAATGGTGGGATTTTTTTTGGTTTACTTATACGATATCGTATGATATTATATTGATATGAATATTACTCCATATATATTTTTAGATGATGAGCGTGATCCATATAAGGTATCACATGTTCAATTACCACTCCTACCGTGGACTGTAGTTCGCAACTATACTGATTTTGTTAGAATAATTGAACAATATTATATTGACTTCAACAAACTTCCTGAATTTATCGCATTTGATCACGACTTAGCTCCTGAGCATTATAGACAGTCTATGTATAACCCTGATGAACATTATTCTGATTATTATACAAATGGAACATTCCTTGAGAAGACTGGATATGATGCGGCAAAGTGGTTAATCGAGTTTTGTGATAAAAAAGGTCTTGACATTCCTGAATATATGGTTCATTCCATGAATCCTATAGGCAAGAAGAATATCATTTCGATAATCGAGTCCTATAATAAAATCAAAAAATTAACAATAAACAAAAAGGAAACAAAATGATCTCACTGAAACAAAAAATCTTTCGCGCAATGGTAATCCTCCAAAGTGGACACTCAGGTAGTCTATTACTCAATGCTGAAAACACTGAGGATGCTATCAAGCAGGTTAATAATAAGGGCTATCGCCTAATTGAAGTGACTACAACAAGTCGCAGAAAGGATATGGATGGTAACGAAATCACGATGGATATAAAACCGCTTATCGATGTAAGTGGTGTCAACTTCAGTCTATTTGAACGACTATTTCCGTTGACTAACTTCCGTAATTACTGTGGAGCAGGTAAATAAATGAAAAAAATATTCCCAGATTTAGCTGAACGTGCTATTGAGTGCGCAAAATTGATTGGTCCAGAGACGACAAAGTATACTGAATGGTATATTGATCAAGTTAATAATCATGGACTACTTAGTGTTAGTTTCACGACTAAAGATAGTATCGATGTGTTCTTAGATACGGATATTGATGATGTCCTTGCTGGGAAATTTCCTGATCGTAAAAAAATAGATACAGAAGAGTTCTTTAAAGAGGTAAACGCGATGCATAATGCACCTAGTTTACCACTCCCGAAAGATTTCTGAATTTAACACTTGACGTAATTAAACAGATATGTATAAATAATTACTCAAGATATTGATAAAACCCGTTGGAGTTATCCAACACAACTAGATATAGATATGTATAAAAATAAAGTAGACGCTATTAACCATAGTGATCTTAAGATCAACATGGTTGCAACAGGTGGAGGAACTGATTTTATCGGTGAATTCCTATCCTATGGTGGTGGAAGTGCCACTATTTTAAATTACGAGGTTCCATATAGTATGGAAGCTCATGAAAAATATGTTGATCGTAAGATTGACTATAGGTTCGTATCGGAACGAGCCGCTTATGAATTAGCTAAGGCAGCTTATCGAAAGGGTAAGTATGATGACTATGATAACCTATTGGGTGTCAGTGTTACAGCTTCGCTAATGAAGACTGAGGGTGAGCGTGAAGGTCGAGTAAACCAGTTTTATATTGGTGTATCGGATGGTCAAAAAGTTGATGTTTATCATATCATAATTGACAAAGGAGAGTTCGACTTTCGCCAATCTCAAGAGAAATACATTACATGGGCATTGATTGATATTCTTGATCCACGTATTACACCACAAAATAAGTTCAAGAGCGTTAAGAAGACTTATTTCCATAATCCAGTTGGGTTAACAAGAAATAAATTAGTCCGTGCTGATCTTCCCACATGTTTCTTCTTGGGGTTCGTTTAATCCTATCCATGAGGGTCATATTGGTATTCACGATATCCTTGAACAGAGGTTCTTTGATCCTGAAAACATCTATTTCGAACGTTCGTATAATACACGTGGTAAAGGTAACGTGAATATGAAGGATATTATCGCGATAACAACACATGATTTGTGGAAACCTAAATATAATCTAATTGGCACGGAATTTCCACTGATCGTAGATAAAATTGGTAGATTCCGTGAACTTGGATTCACCAAAATCGGTATCGCTATTGGTATCGACACATGGGTTCGATTTTATTGCTGATTTGATGGATGATGAATATAATGATCATCGTGATACATTAAAGAATGTCCGATTCTATGTATTCAACCGTGGCAATGCTACCAAATTTGATGATCACGGTCTAAACGCGAAATTTATTGAAGATTACAACATCAACATGAGTAGCACAGAAAATCCGAAATAAACAGTTGACAGACAAGTAAAGTCAGTCCAACATGAATTCAAATTAACCTAGATATAGATAAACAAAATGAATAAACAAACTAAAACAGACGTTGGCGTAATTATCGCACGTTTCCAAATTCCATACTTGCATGAAGCATTCGTGGAACTAATTCAGGGTGTAGTAGATCAACATGATAACACAGTTATTATGCTTGGACTAAGTGCTATCCCCTTCGACTAAAAATAATCCATTTGGATTTTAAAGCACGAGCTAAAATGATCTCTGCTAAATTTCCAGATGTTACAATTCTTTTCCTAAAGGATGTGGCATCTGATGAACTATGGAGTAGCAATCTTGATTACAACCTATCTAATGTGGTTGATACTCATCAAAGTGTTACACTATATGGTAGTCGCAATACAGTATCTAATCGATACACTGGTCGATATGATGTTGAGGAACTTGATACAGGTCGTATGATTTCCTATGATGAATTATGCAAGAAGGTTATTAACAAGCCTGTATATAATGATGATTTCCGTGCGGGAGTTATTTGGGCATTGAATAATAAATACCCTACAAGTTTCACAACTGTAGATATTGTAATTATCGATGATACTGGAAAGGGTCGTAGAGTCCTTCTAGGTCGTAAGCGCAATGAAACCAAATATCGCTTGGTTGGTGGTTTCGCTGATCCAAAGGATAATAGCTTTGAAGATGCTGCACTACGTGAAGCCGAAGAGGAAACTACTCTTACATTAACTGATCCAAAATATGTGGGATCGTTTAAGATCGATGATTGGCGTTACCGTCATGAGGTTGACAAGATCAAGACAGCGTTGTTCACTGTTCAATACGTTGAGGGAACACCTGAAGCCAAGGATGATATCGTGGAAGTCCGTTGGTTCAAATATAATGAATTAAATGATGAGATTTTTGTTGACGAACACAAAGTTCTCTTCCACGCTCTAATGGATGCCTTACATGTGTAAGGTGAAATAAATATTAACTTCAAACTAGATATAGATAAAATGAATACAAATACAAAAACAAAATGATGAAAAGGCAACTCTTGTTGACCTAATTCTAAAAACAAACGAACACATCTTAGGTGAGATTGATCCAACAACTACAACTGATAGTTATAAGTTCGGTGGTCACTGGAAGATGGAAAAGCGTGGCGCACAGATCACGTTTAGTTACGATGAAGCGCGTAATGGGGCAAAGTTCCCATATACTCAATGGGTGGGGCTACAATTGATCCTCAAGCGCATTCGTCGTGTAACAATGGATGATGTTGAGAAGTGTGCTATCCTTAGTAAATTCCACTTGGGTAACAAATCTCATTTCAACTATGAGGGTTGGAAATACATCGTTGAAAAACATGATGGCTACTTGCCATTGCGTATTCGTGCAGTTGATGAAGGAACTAAGGTTCCCGTTGGTAACGTAATGATGACAATTGAAAACACTGATGAAAAGTGTGCGTGGTTGACAAATTACGTCGAAAGCTTCCTCATGCAGAATTGGTATCCTTCGAATGTTGCAACACAGAGTGCAATCATTAAGGAAATTATTGATCGTAACTATGAGCGTAGTAGTGATCACACAGCAGAAGAGCGAGCATTTAACAGTAAGTTCTTGCTTCATGATTTCGGTCTACGTGCTGCAACTTGTCCAGAAGCTGGTGCAATCGGTGGTTTCGGACATGCAACAAACGGGCTTGGTAGTGATACAGTTCCCGCATTCATCTTAGCTGTTAAATATTACAGTGCTGATCCAGAACTACTATTACTTAGTGTTGCTGCAACTGAACACAGCATTGCTTGCCCATTCGGGTTGGATCAAGAGGGTGAGATGGAATACATTATGCATCAACTTGAACAATTCCCTGATGGTATTCTATCGCTTGTTGGTGATAGTAGTGATATCGTTCGTTTCACAAAGAATATTTGTGCAATCAAGGAAATTATTATCAAACGTTGGGAAGAAGGTGAACAGCCACTCAACCGCTTGGTTATTCGTCCTGATAGCCCACGTTGGAAGGGTGATACACCATACGAACAGGTTAAGTGGATCATGGATACACTATGGGACACCTTTGGTGGTAGTATCAATAGCAAGGGTAGGCGTGTGCTTCATCCAGCGGTTGGTGTCATCTACGGTGATGGGTTGAGTCTCGAAGAGATTGAATTCCTTTATGATAACATGGCTGATCATTATGACATTTACAATGTTGTTGTCGGTCAAGGTGGTGGACTCATGCAGAAACATGATCGTGATACTCAACGCAAGGCAATCAAATGCAGTGCTCAGAAGCGCGATGGTGTATGGGTTGATGTTGCCAAGAAGCCATTGGATGAAACCAAAGCAAGTAAGAAGGGTCGCCTGACACTTATCTTTGATGAAGATAATGGTTATCAAACAATCCTTATTGAAGATTTGGGTGATCGTGAAGAACTTCTAAAGGATCGCTTCCTAAATGGTGCGCTTCCTAATCAGACAACCTTAGCGGAAATTCGCACTATCGCTGATAAACCATTCAATTATGAACTACTTTAATATCGAACGAGCATTCAAAACCAAGAAGGATCGAGGTTGGGATAAGATTTACATCGCAATTGATTTACATGATACTATCTTTAAGGGATATTATCAGAATGATCAAGATTTTAAATTCTATCAATATGCTGAACAGATTCTTCGTCATTGGACTAAGCAGGATAATGTAGTATTAATTGCATACACATGTTCCCATGCTAAAGATTTTGAAAGGGTTAATAAATGGATGAACACTAAGGGGATCAATTTCGATTACCTGAATGAAAATCCTGAATGTGGCAACACTGAGTTAGCTGCATTCCACCAAAAACCATATTTCAATATTCTACTCGAAGATAAGGCAGGATTCGAAGGTGAGACCGATTGGGTCTATGTCCTGAGAGAATTGAGACGAATTGGAGAAATCAAATAAATTCAAAACCCACTAGAAATAGTGGGTTTTTTGTTTGACACGGTATAGGGCGTATGCATACTGAGGTCATGAAATTTTATCATAAAATAGACGAAATTAACCTATGGTTATTAGATAATAGTATAAAAAGTTTAATAATTTTTATAACATTATTGGCAGTATGCGTTGGGATGTTTTCAAGTTGTAGTGACACATCTNCATCACCTGACAATTACCTCGATGTTGGTGATAGTGTCGTATTTGTTTCGAGTGGTTTTACAAACGAGAAGTATACCATTACCATAAANGATGTGAGNCAAGAAGGTGAGCCAAGAATCCTTATACCAAAGGGTGTCCCACAAAANGGAGATATTGGAACGGTTGTCTATGTTGATGGAACGTCTATTGAGATTAAGGAATTTCCTATGTATAGAAATGGTAAGAAATGTTATTGGTCTTACACATACTTTCTTAAGGAAGAAGATTATAACGAAGCAATTAACAGAAAATAATTATGAATGAAAATGTAAAAACAATAACCTCCCCAGAACTATACGATCCACGTGATAATATAGGTAAGAAAGTATTTTTAGCAGGTAGTATCGAACAAGATACTGCTACTAAATGGCAGACCGACTTGATTGATTATATCAAGCGACATACATCCGATAGGCGTGTAACGCTATTTAATCCACGTAGAGATGAATGGGATGCTTCTTGGGAACAAGATAAAGAAAATCCTGAATTTTATAAACAAGTCACATGGGAGTTGGGTGCATTGGATCATGCTGACGTGATCGCATTGTATCTTGATCCAAATACCAAAATCACCAATATCTCTCATAGAATTGGGGATTCATGTGAAGGATAGGAATCATATCAATGGCACATCAAAGCTTGTTGTATGCTGTCCTAAAGGCTTCTGGCGTAAAGGAAACGTTGACATCACCTGTAGTAGATACGGTGTTCAATGCTTCTCGTCCATGGATGCGTGGAAAACTGAAATTGTTAATCGTATTGTGCATTAATTATGAGTGAAACATATAAGAATGGGGATTATAAAAGGTATTATACTGTAGATGAACTACGTATATTCGGGTTCTTTGAAGAACACCGATACCTATCTAATTTCCATAAATGTCCTGTATTGTGGGATGGTCATATGTTCCCTAGTTCGGAACATGCGTATATGGTAGCAAAGTGTAGATATCGGAACTACGGTAGTTCGGATACTCATTATAATGACCAATTAGCTTCATATATTAAAGATATGTCATGTGCTCAAGTAAAGAAATGGGGTCAAATTGTTTATCTGCGTGAAGATTGGGAAGATGTTAAGAATAATATGATGTTTTCTATCTTGTTAGAGAAATTTACTAGAAACAAAGATATCCGAGAGAAATTGATCAACACTGGTGATAAGATCATCATCGAAGCAAAACTCATGGGGTGATCAGTGGTGGGGATATGATGTAGATGCCAAGAAGGGTGAGAATTATTTAGGACAAACATTAATGAAAGTAAGGGAGATTTTAAAATGGGACCAATAGATAAAGAAGGTATGATGCAGGTTGCTCTCGACTTAACCTTTAGTATTGCTGAGGATGAGACGAAGAGTATTATGGCACAATATGTGAAACTCAATGAAGAGGTGGGCGAACTTGCTGTAGAGGTGCTTATCCGTGAAGGATTAGAGAAACCAGAAAAAGGTGGTGACGATGGTATATTGGGTGAATGTGTGGATATTGCTCAAATTGCTATGAGTATATTTACCAAGGCTGGTGGAACACCTGAAGACTTCATGAAAACACTACTTGAGAAGAATATGAAATGGAATAAATCTATTCAAAAGAGAGAAAGTAGTGTAGCAAAATGCCAAGCGTTGATGAATTATAAAGAAGATCAGAAGCGTGCTGATTTGAGTAATAAAGAGGAAGTTGAGATAATCGAAGCTAATCGCCAATCTCATGAAGCGACTGTAAATGAGGTATTTACATTCACTCAAGATTATATGGGATTTAAGAAAGGATATGTTCTCGACTTAAGTGTAGTTAAAGAAGATGTTAAAAATGGTTTCAGTGAATATTATTCCCCAATGAGTGGGGGTATTCTATATTACAAGGGAGAAGAAATACCATATGATTATTTTGAATGTAGTGATGAGAATTGGAAACATATATATGGAACAAAGATATGGAAAGATCATATTAAAAATTCAAACGATTATGAATTAGGTAGCGGTAGATAAATTATGGAAAAAAGTAAAACATTA